CTGAGCCAGTCCGGATACGACTCGCTCACGAGCCTCTGCGCTGGCGCCGCTGTCACGGGACCGGCCGGCCCAACAGGTCCAGAGGGACCAGCCGGAGTGAGTGTTACCGTCACCACGAATGTACAGGAGCCAATCGCTCCTCGAGCCGGGGACATATGGATCGTTCCCTAACATTCATTGGACATCGTGGCTCGCCACTTCGCGCGCAGGCGCTGTTGCTTCGCTCGCTCACACGTCGAGCAGTATCGTTGCCTGCCGTACTTGCGATCATAGGAGTGGCCTCTAGGGCAGTGCGTCTTGCGGGCGTTGAGCGACGCAACGTTGTCCGACTCCCTGAGAGCGTTCTCGCGTACCGTGACCATGCGGAGATGGTCGATATTCACGCATCGCCGGTTCTGGCAGGTGTGGTGAACGATGCAACCCTTGGGGATGGCGCCGAAGGCATGGAAGTACGCTACCCGGTGCGCTCTACGATTCTTTCGACGCAAGTAGAACATGCCGTAGCCATCACGATCAGGGGGGCCGGTCCAGACAAGGCAGTCACCTTCGGGCATCGTCTTGGCTCGGAAACGCTGGAGTTCATCGGGGGTGAGTGCCATGCCAGCCTCTGATGTTCGGGTATGGGACGGCTCCGCATGGCAATCTATTATGGGTACGGTTGGCCCACCAGGCGCACAGGGTGAAGCCGGTACAGGGGAGCCGGGACCCGCCGGGAATGATGGCGTTCCTGGTGCGGACGGGAAGACGGTAAGGAGCGGCTCAGGCGCGCCAGGAGCCGGGTTGGGCGCCGATGGCGACTTCTACATCGACACGTCTGTCTCGGCGATCTACGGGCCAAAAGCGGGCTCGTGGGGCTCCCCCACGTCGTTGATTGGGCCCGCTGGAAGCGCCGGTAGTCAGGGCATCCAAGGAGAGATCGGGCCCCAAGGTCCAGCCGGCCAGGACGGCGTGACGCTCGATACGGTCATCGACACGCTCTACCCGGTCGGCGCGTTGTACGTCTCGACGCTCACGACGAACCCCAACACGTTGCTCGGGCGCGGGACATGGAGTGCGTTCGGAGCCGGTCGCGTGCTAGTGGGCAGGGACGGCGCGGACACCGACTTCGATACCGCAGAAGAGACGGGCGGCGCGAAGACGGTAGCGGCTGCGGGCTCGAACTCCGCTCCCACGATCAGCGGCAGCACGGCTTCGGAGTCGTCTCATACGCACTCGGTCACGTCCAACGTCTCGGTCGACAACCACTCGAGCCACACGCACACGTACACCGAAGTTCCGAACCACGTCCACGTCCAGACGCTGCCCTCGACGCAGGCTGGTAACTATGCGTCCGGCACTCGCGACACGAGTGCTGGCGGCACGGGCGGCTCACCGGGCACGGTGGCGGACGCGCTCTCGACGGCGAACCCAACAGGTGGCGTAGCGACCGGCACGACAGCCGGGCCATCCGCGACGTTGACGCACGCCGTGAACAACCCAGCCGTCACGTCCGGTGCCGGTTCATCGCACAGTCACGGTGCGGGCACGCTCGCGGCTTCTGCTCCGACGTTCACGGGCTCCCCGACGAGCGTCGTGCAGCCTTACATCGTGGTCTATATGTGGAAGAGGACGGCATGAAGGCCATCTGGGACGTCGCGAAGGCCACCGTGGCCGCGGTCATCGCGGTGAAGGTTGCCCAGAATACCGAGGCGTTGATCGCCAAGGGCGGCGCGCTCGTCGGCAAGGCTGTCGCCACTGGCAAGCGCAGGCTCCGCGAGGTGCGTGCGGAGCGCGAGGCCAAGCGTGCTCGCTAGCCTGTTCGCGTGGATGGCGGTCTCTGCGCTCGGTGGCGTGATGCTCGCGAAAGGGCTCCGGCGTCTGACCGATGTCGACGGCACGGAGATCGAGGAGCGGTGGGGCTCGAACGTTCCCGAGGTCGCGGTCGGTGGCTCGCTCGCGATCCTCGGTACGCTCGGTGTGCTCTCGTTTTGGGGCGCGGGTGTGGGCCTCGGCGGTGGCAGGGTAGGCACAGGCACGACGAGCAGCTTCTCATACAGTGCGCCGAACGCGCCGACCGTGGACGCTCAGTTCATCGACTCATCTACCGTCAAGGTAATCCTGTCGGCATTCGTGGGTTCTGGTGACGCTACGCATGATTCCACGCACATCCAGATTGATCGCGTGGGTGGCAACTTCTCATCGCCACTGGTCGATTCGATTTCGGGTGCTGTCCTGATCGACACACTCCAGAGCAATGCCAATCTCAAGTTCGACACGACCTATATCGTCCGCGCGAGGGTGAAGGCCAATCCCAATAAGGGCGGTTGGAGCGCCTACGATTCGGTCACGTATGTGAACACATCGCAAAACGTGTTTTTCGCCTGTCAGTGGCCGACGACAGGAAGCACGTCAGCGGCTGTCCAAGATTGCGGGACGAATGACTGGTCGAATACTAGTTACGTCAACGCTAGCAGCACATTCACGGTGGTGGCGTCTACTGGTCTCGACTTCCCGACGACGAACGTGCTGTCGGTGAGTTCCGCGAACACTGCTTCTGCTTCGCTATGGATGACCAAGGCGCAGGGCTACGTGGATACAATGGTCGTCGGCGACACAATCAGCCGACGGTTCTACTTCCGTGTAGCTATGCCAGATGGCGCTGATCCTAATTACCATGCGACACACGACGGTGTGACGGGCTCAAACGAGGACCATAACACCTCGATAGAACAGAACGACGGTACCGGTATATGGACGCTAGAGGTGTTACACGGTCCGTCTGGTGCTGGGCGGGTGCATATCATGTTGACAGGTAGTCGGACGCTCAACAAGAACACCACTTACATCTATCGTGATTGGGTGGTACGGGATGCTTCTACCACTTCAATCCTGAAGATTCAGCTTTTCACGTCAAGTGGATCGTTGCTGTACGACGTGAGTGACTTCGCTGCGAACTACGGCAATGGAACGAATCTCAGTACTGGCATCAGCGCTACATACGGCGCGTCTAATGGCGCTGATGGTTACCGCCAATTCCAGCTCGGCATCAACGGATCGTCGCCTGGTGCATCTGGGGTGGCGTACTATTATGGCGCGTTTGCTGTTTGCTCTGGGCTCTGCAATCCGACGTATGTCAGTGGCGAGGGAGGCACGCCCTAGTGGCTATCGCCGTCGCGACGTCGAAGATCACCGAGAGCGCAGCGGCCACGTCGCACACTGTGGCGATGCCTGCTTCCGTGGCGAGTGGCGATGGGCTGCTCATGATCGCCGGCACAAAGAACGGTACTGGAACCAACACCGTTGGTGCACCGAACGGAGACGCGAGTTGGACGGCGTTGTTCGCTGGGGCCGTGGGCTCGTTCTTCACATACTGCCGGATTTCCTACAAAATCTCTGACGGCTCAGAAGGTGCTTCCGAGACGGTAGCCACCGGGGAAAGCGATGAACTGGCAGCCATCGTCTATCGAATCACCGGCCACCACACCACGACAGCACCCGAGCGGGCCGCTGCATGGGTGACGGGCACAAGCACCGCACCTGACCCGCCGAGTTTAGATCCAAGCGGTTGGGGTACCGAGGAAGCACTCTGGTTTGAGATCGTGCTCCTCAAGGACCCGCGCACGTTCACGCCGTCTACGAACTACACCGAGAACACCGAAGGCGAGGCCGACTCGAACGGCGAGATCGTTGTGTGTGCGGCCACGCGCGTTCTGTCTGCTTCGAGCGAAGATCCCGGCGCAGCAGCGATCTCAGGTGCAGGCGATCCGTGGGGCGCGATGACAGTGGTATGGCGACCAGCCGCTGCCGCTGCTGGCTCCAAGGGCGCAGGCGTCGGCCGCGCGCTCGGCGGGCTCGTGAACACCGGCCTCGTGCAGCGCAGCATGACGAAACTCGGACGTCTGTGGGTTCCCGATCACCGCATCATCCGGCCACGGCTCGTGCCCGTGGGCATCGCACTCTAGGAGCGACGATGGCGAAAGCGAAAGAACTTTGGGGCTACCGCGAGGCCGCTAGGCACTTCGCGATCTCGCACCGGCTCGCGAAGAAGTGGGCCGAAATCGGGCTACTGCCCCTGATCGATGAGCCCGTGCAGGGCACCGTCAGACGGAAGGGCACCCGTCGCGTGCTCGACAAGTGGGGCATCTACCGCCAGGAGCCCGCAGAGGAGGACGTGCCCTGCCTCAAGGTGTTCGACGCGGCGGTGCTCAAGAAACTCAAGATCGCCGAGCTTCAACTCGCATGGCACGCCCATGAGAGCGAGCAGCGCATGAAGAAGCTCCAGGAGGCCCTCAATGGGTAAGTATCTCGGAGTGCGGACGCGCAGCTCGACGGTCGTCGTGAACTACGCGACTTCGCTCGCGACCGGCGCTGCCTCGGCGTTCTCGGCCACCTTGGAAACGGCCGACTTCGACGTCTATAAGAACGGCTCAGAGACGCAGCGCGCGTCCTCGAACGGCTACACGCTGGACGAGGCCATCGACGCCGTGACCGGCCTGTCGCAGCTGCTCGTGGACATGTCGGACAACTCCGACGCGGGCTATTGGACGACCGACGGCGGCTACATCAGCGTCTCGCTCACGCCTGATGAGACACTGGATGGTGTGACCATCGCTGCGTGGCTCGACTCGTGGGACCTGGAGACGCATTCGCAGGTCGCGCAACGGTTGTTTGGATCGTTCATATATCCGACCGACTCTATCGTTGCGACGACCACGAACAACTCGACGACCTCTATCAATCTGACGGAGATCGTGGACGCGCAGACCGCGAAGCTCGCGGGCGAGGTCTTGATGGTCCACGACGCGACCGACGATCGTGTGTTCCCGGTGCGTTGCACGGCGTTCACCTACCCGCAGGCGACGGTCGTCGGGCTCGACGGCGCTGCTATGGGTATTACCGTCGCGGCAGGCGATCACGTCTGGCGGGTCGGCCAGTTCACGGCGACGAACGGCAGTCTCGGCTCGCTCCCGACGTCAACTGACATCTTCACAGGCACGTTGACCGAAGCGTACTCGACGGACGGTAGCACGATCACGCTATCGACGGCGCTCTACGAGCTGCTCGCGCTACTGTCCGAGTTCAGCGTGTCCGGCACGACGATGACCGTCAAGAAGCGTGACGGCTCGACGACGGCCATGACGTTGACGCTGAACGACGCGACGACCCCGACGAGCATCACGAGGGCGACCTGATGGCCGTAAACGGGCTCTACGCGCGCGGCATGTTCGCGAACTCGCACATGGGTACCGAGGGTCTCTATATGCGCGGGCTCTTCGGCGCTGGCGCCGGGGTTCCTGTCGGTGGAGACGGAGCTGGCGGATCAGCCACCGGTCGGCGCAGGCGAACGAGGCGATGGCACTGGGTGATCATCCTTTTCGTGTTGGTTCTATAGGAGCGTGAAATGAGCTATGTGTCACCGAACGTCCAGACAGCTGTGATCGCGAACGGAGGTACTACGTCGCAGGCTCTTGCGATGGCGTACGGCACGATCATCGGCATCATCATGCCGGGCACGATCACGGGTACCGCACTGTCGTTCACGGCGTGCGATACGAAAGACGGGACGTTCGTGCCCATTTACGACACCGAAGGCAACCAAGTCACGGTCACGGTCGCGGCATCGAGGGGCTACGGCCTCTCGGGCTCGGACGCGGATGCGCTTTGCGCGTTCCCGTTCATCAAACTCGTGATGGACGCCCAGGGCGCTGAGCGTTCGATCACGGTGATCACGCGGTGAGGGCGGCCATGCTGTACTCGGCGGTGCTCGGGTTCGTTGTCGGGGTCCTGTTGCTGACGGGCTGCACGTCGATCACGGAGGTCGTAGAGGTCGACTGCGAGTTCATCGAGTTCTTTCCGCCGAACACAACGGTCGCCGAGGCGGACTCGGCGATCTACCGCCACTGCCATCCTCCCGAGTGGGATGGGCTCGTGGTGAGGTTCAGGAGGTAGCGTGGCGACCTACGCATTCGGCATCAAGGCGTTCCATCCCAGTGCGACGGCGGGAGACGCACACGTTCTCGGCATGGCTACGGGCCGCAGCTCTGGCTCTCTGGTCGAGGTCTGGAACGGGGTGTCGTCCTCTGGCAAAGTGCTCGCGATCATGTACCGCGGCGACGTGATCCCTTCCAACGGCTCAAGCGAGTTGGCAACGACGGCGACGGGCCCGTTCATCTACATCACGGGCGGCAACGGCGTCCCCACGGGTGTGCCCACGTCAGCCGCGAACGGATTCAGCCCGCTCTATATCGACCGAAGCAACGGACGGCTGTATGTCTATCATTCCGCTGGCTGGCACTACGCCGCGCTGACGTGATCGTGATCTGGACGGTGCGCCCGGAGCAGGCACGGTTCCTCAAGGAGCTGTCCGACGAGGTTCTGATCTCGCAGCGGAAGTTCGAGATCGCGTCGGACGCCATACTGCTCGGTGGCCCACCGGTCGGTACTGTGGTCGACATCAACGCTGCGACGGGCGCGATCACCCTGGAGGTGCCGGATGCGCCTCCTGGTTGAGGGCGACACCACATTCGCGCTCGGCATGAACGACCGGGCGGCGCCGGACGAGTTCCAGCCTGGCGAGGTCAAGCTCATCGAAAACGGCCGGCTCTCGCTCGTCGGCAACTCGGTTCGCAGGCGGATGGGCGCGAAGCACGTCGTGACATCGACGCCGTGGAACACGTCCATCGGGATCGACGCCGATAGGATCAAGGGCGGCAAGTTCTACGAGTTCACCTCAAGCAGCCGCTACCACGTTGTGATCGCCCTTGCTGCGGGTGGTGAAACGGTCTACACGTCGGCCGATTACGGTGCGACGTGGACGAGTCGTGGCACGGTCTCGATCAGTGCTGGCATTGCTCCGAGCATGGTCGTGATGACGGAGGGCGGCAATCAGGTGCTTTGCATCGCGACGGGCGGGGCTGATGCCTATCAGCTGAACAATACTACGCTCACTACGATCTCCGGCATCCCGGCGAGCACTAGGTTCCTCGCGGTCCACGGCAACCGACTGATCGCGGCCGGCAGCGGCATCACGGTATCGGCCTCGAAGGTCTCCGACATCGACGCCGGCTACGGTGCGCCTGAAGGATGGACCGTACAAGCGCAGACGCACGATGACGACTACGAGATCACGGGCCTGCATACGCTCGGCTCGATCATCATGGTCTTCAAGCGCCGCTCGGTGGGTTTCATCGAGGGGTTCGGCTTCACGACGCTCCAAGTCGAGGTCGGCTCCCGCGGCCTCACGCGCTCGCTCGGGTGCGTGAGTTCGGCGTCGATCCAGGCCATCGGCGACGATGGTGTGATGTGGCTGTCCGACCAAGGGTGGGTGTTCTATCGGATCGGGGACCGGCCCGTGCTGGTCTCTGGTTCGCAGCAGGCACTCGTGAACGGCATCCAGTTCGATATCATCCGTACGTTCCCGAACGTCGTCAGCTCGCTCTACTATCCGGCCGAGCAGGAGTACTGGTGTGCCGTGCCAACCGCTGTCCGCTATCAGGGCGCAAGGCTCGGAAGCGGCGGCGGTAGTGGAGGCACGCACATCTTCGTATGGCGTCCTCCAACACCGTCCCGTCCGCCAGCCTCGTACAGGTTCCTGCTCTCGACGGGCGATGATCACTACACGGCCTCGATTGACTCAGGTGGCTATCTGGCACTCACTGCAGCGCCGGGCGGTCAGCAGGGCACGACGTTCGGCACCTACAAGGACTACCTAGGGCTCGCTTCGTCGGAGGAGGTGGGCCTCGACTTCGTGATCTCGGACAACTGTCTCGCGCTCGCGGTGGATCTGAACGCGCCTGCGGCCATGTGGACTGGCGCCACGGCCACTCGTGAGCAGGCGCCCTTCATCGGCACGGTGGCGGGTGCGGTACTCGAGGCCGAACATCCCACGACCGATGTGGACGACCAGACTCAGGACACGTTCGGTTCCCTGACGACGACGAGACAGGACGGAGCGGGCGAGATCCACATGACGCTCCATGCTAGGCCGTACTTGTTCGAGAACCAACTTTCTCGCAAGAAGGCGAAGCGGGTGCGCGTGCAGTCGTCCCAGGCCGCCGACAGCTCCGTGACGGCGACCATGATCGTCGACGGGGTGCCGGGTGCTCCCCACACTCTCTCATTCTCTGGCGCTGCCCACGGCAGACCGGAGCAGAGGGATGCTCGGGTAGGCGGTCGTGGTCTCGAGATCGAGACGGTGCTTCAGTCGACCGACGATGTGGACATCCACGCGGTCGCTGTGCTCGCTCAGCCGCTAGAGGACGAAGCGTGAGCGGCGGCGGCGCACGGTTCGGTAACTACCCGGGCGCAGCGGTCGAGCGCGATTTCCTGGCCGCGATGGTAGGCTCGCACTTCGACGAAGAACAAAGGGTTTGGATCACGGGCCTCAAGTACGCGGGCGGCAATGCGTGGGACGTTCGCTTTAGGGCCGCCCGTGCGTGTCAATTCGTTAGGCTGCATTTGCAGTCTAGCGGCACGGGTGGCCGTGACTACAACGCCGCGACCTCGGTCAGTTCGACGCAGTATGACATGCGCGAGAATCGGCAACGTGAGGTTGAAGTCAGCACGAACGGACTCGACGACTACTACGTGTTCCTGATTCCTGAGTTCTTGGAGCCAGACGGGACCTACACGAAATACGATGGAGCGGACGCCGACGATCACATGGCGTACCTGTCCATCCGCGGGGCTGGCACAGTAGGGTCCGGTGTCTACACGCCAACTCTCACGAACGTCGCCAACCTCGACGCATCGACCGCGTACGAATGCCAGTATAGCCGGGTGGGCAACGTCGTCTATGTGTCCGGCAAGGTAGATGTCGATCCGACAGCTCCCGCTGCGGCGACGCAACTCGGGATCTCTCTGCCGATAGCCTCCAATCTCGGGGCCGCAGAAGATTGCGGTGGGGTCGCGTTCGCTTCCGGCATCGCGGGACAGGGCGCAGCGATCAGAGGTGACGCGGCTAACAACCGCGCCGAGATGGTCTGGGTCTCGGGCGACGTGACCAACCAGCCTATGTACTTTTCGTTCTCGTACGCAGTGATCTAGGGGACGCGACATGCCGATCGACCAGACCCTTCAGACGCCGACGATCAGGCCCCCGACCTCGCTCGACATGCTCGCGCAGGACGAGGGTGGCGGCACGTCGCTCGCCGCGCCAAGCGCGGGTGCTGCGCCGTCGGTTGCCTCGCTGCCATCGGCTCCGACCGTGAACGGTCTGCCTGGGCCCGACGTGAGTGCGTTCGCGGCGAACCAGATGCGGAGTCCTTCGCGATACGATTCGGGGATCGTGCAGCAGGGCCTGAACTTGATCAATCAGGAATCGGAGCGAGCGAAACTACGTGGCGGCGCCGATCTCGACGAGTTCTACTCCTCGCGCGGGCTCGTCGGCTCGTCCGTCGAATCGCAGGGCCGGACGGATTTCCTCTCGCAGCTCAACCAGGCGAAAGAGCAGCGGATGTTCGATCTCGTGCGCGAGATGGCGGCCACCTACTCGCAGGACGTGGGGGCGGCCGGCCAGCTCGGGCTCGGCGCGCGCGCGCAGGAGCTTCAGTCGCTCGGCATGGACAGGGACGAGGCGTACCGCTACGCGGTCATGGAGCAGGCGGGCGGCCAGTTCCAGCAGTCGCTCGGACAGCGCGAGAGCGAGTTCAGCCGCCAGTACGGACTCTCGGGCCAGGAACTCAACCTCGAGCGCGACCGGCTCATGCAGCAGGCCCAGATCGAGAACCGGAGCCTGTCGCTGCAGGAAGCGACCTCGCAGGCGGAGATCGAGCTCCGCTCCCGTCAACTCGTGCAGGAAGCGCAGACCCAGAACCGGACGCTCGACATCGCACAGGCACGGCTCCAAGCTGAGAACGAGCAATTCGACCAGACGCTCCAGATGCAGCGCGATCAGTTCGCGCAGCGACTCGGGATCGACACTCGTCAACTCGACCAGCAGCGGGAGCAGTATCTCGGCGAGTTCCAGAGCGCGAACGCGGACAGACTGCTCAGGATGCAACTCCAAGAGAGCGATCAGGCGTTCAGTCGCGTCGAGAACGCACTCAACCGCTCGCTCGAGACCAGGGCACTCGACCTGCAACAGGCTGGCCTCGACGCCGAGACGGCTTGGCGGTACGCCGACCGGCTGCTCGAACAGCAACTAGAGAACCGCGCGCTCGACCTCCAGCAGCAGGGCCTCTCGCAGGATCAGGCGTACAGGCAGGCGGCGCTGCAGCTCGACCGCGACCAGATGGCGCAGCAGGCCCAGATCGCGAACCAGCAGGCGCAACTGTCGGCGTCCGACATCTACTTGCGCGCGATCGCGGCCGGTGCGGGCGACTACACGAACGTGGCGTTTCCGCAGTTCCCGCAGATCGGGACGCCGCCCCAGCCGCCGACGTTGCCTCCGGTCCCACCACCGAACGGACCTACGCCGATCGAGCCACCGAACTCGTTCCCGACCGAACCACTGCTACCGCCGCTCTACGATCAGAATAACCCGCCACGGCCGGGAGGGGCGCTCTAGGATGTCGTACGCCGGAGCACTTGAGCGAGGCAGGCGCGCACGCGCCGTGCAGCCGTTCTACGAGCAGGCGTGGTTCGGCCCGCGTACGAGCACGTACACGGACCAGCTCGGGTTCTCGCGTGAGGCGCGGCTCGATCCACCGCCCTCTACGCTCGGCGGGTTCCAGTTCTACAAGCCGTCCGATGCGCCGACGCCACTGCCGGGTCCGATGCCGCAACTGCCGCCTGAAGTGCTCGAACAGATCAGGCGCGAGGAGCAGGCCAGAAAGACGCGGCTCGCGTACGGGATGCCGCCCGCTGGTCCGGCCAATCTCGCGAGCTACGGGGTCGGCCAGCTACAGAACTACGGGGTCGGTGCGCTCAGCGCGTACCAGCCGCTAGAATCACTGAGGAGGAGATGATGGCCTACGCGAGTTTCTTCGGCGGGAGCCCGTATCAGGCGGGTCCAGACCCGCGGCTGTTCGGCGGCAACGGCCCATACGGTATGCCGGCAGGTGGGATGGGACTTCCCGGGATGCCGTTCGGTGGGCCTGCCACCCCGTACGGTGCACCTAGCATGGGTGGCGCGCCGGGTGGTGCTCCCGGCGGTCAGGGCGGTGGGTGGCTCGGCGCGCTTAGTCGCTTCACGGGCTTCAACGACATGAGCGGGCTCGAGCGGGCCTACATGCTCGCCTCAGTCGGTGGTGGAGTGGCGGACTACTTCGAGCGGCAGGGTGAGAAGAAAGAGGAGAAGCGCCGCTACGAGCAGGCCCTCGAGGAGAGCGAACGCCACCGCAGGCGGATGGGCGAGAACCTGAACCGCGTGTGGGGAGGGTGACATGGGCTTCGCCGACATCTTCAAGGGGGTCGCGAAGGGTGTAGCTGGCGGACTCGGTGGGGCAGCTCAGGGCGCCGCAGCGGCATACCCCGGCATCATCCAGAACCAGCAAGCGACCGCAGAACGTGCCGACCTGACGAACTACCGGAACGCGACGCTCGCACAGAACCAAGCCGGCATGGACCTCGACCGTGAGCAATTCGCCGAGACGCAGACACAGAACCGGTGGGAGCGGGCGTTCACTCGGCGGGAGCAGATGATCGCCCGGCAACGTGCGGACGCGGAACGGACACGGGCTGACGCGGACCTGATCCGTGCCCAGCAGGCGACCCGCACAGCAGCATCCGCCGCGAATCAAGAGCAGGCCGAAGTCAGGCTCGCGCGCGCGAGCAAGGTGATCTCGCAGGCGACTCCGCAGATGGGGCCCGACGAGCTCGACCACATCGCGAGGCTCAGCGGGTTCACGAGCTACGGGCAGGCACTCGCGGTGATGGGCGCGGCGTCCGGCGAGCAGTACGGCCCGATGATGGGCGGGTACAACCATCGGCCCACGACCCCGATGCCACCGTCCGGGCCCGGCCCGACCGCTGGCGGGGGTTTCGGGATGGACGAGGACAGCGCGTTGCTGATGAGGGCACTGGGCGGGCAGCCGTAGGGCCGGAGGTACCATGCCTGACTGGAAGGCTCGCATCCGTGAACTGAGGGGCGAGGGCCTCTCGGACGACGACATCGTCGAGCGGATTCGCGCCGAGGCGGCCACGTCAGCCATCACGTCCATGCCGGACGACGAGCGCCGGGCCCAGCAGGAGAGCGCCGCCGGGCTCGCGCCGATCATCCGCGGGGTCGGTGACTTCGCTCGGGGCTCGCTCGGGTTCACGCGCGACGTGCTCACGCACCCCATCGAGACGGCCCGGCAGGCGATTTCAGGCGTGGCGCAATCGGGCCTCGCGATGGTCCGGGGCATCCCTGAGGTCGCCGGGGAGATCTCCGAGCGGGTAGGGGCTCCCAGGACCGCCGCACGCCTCCGTGGCTGGTCCGGGGCGCTCGGGGACGTGGCGACCCAGCAACTGGAGGCCGCAGGGGCCCCGGAGGGCGCAGCGCAGGTTCTGCCGTTCATGGCCGGCTACGTGGCGCCCTACATCGCGGCTGGGGCTGCCGGTGGGGCCACCCTGCCCGCTCAGGTGGCCGCAGGGGCGATCCCCGACTTCCTGGGAGCTGCCAGCGCGCCCGAGAACTCGCTCTCCGGTCTCGGGGCCGAGTACCTGCCTGAGGGCAGGCTGAAGGGGCTCGCCGAGACGGCAGCGGCTTCCCCGATCGCGCGCGGTGCGGTCGACGTGGCGTTCGGGGCTGGACTGGCTGGCATCCCGGTCGCTGTGCAGCACGGTCCCGCTGCAGCTCGTGCGGTTGGTCGGTCGCTCGCGGGTGTGGTGGGCTCGGAGGCAGGCGCCACCATCAGCCCCCGCGTGAGCGGCCAAGTCGAGAGCGGCATGAGTGGTCGCTGGTTCTCGCGTCTGCAGCGGTCAATCGAGGAAGCGCCCCAGGGGCGTGCGCCAGCCTCACAGTGGCTCGGCATGATTCGGAATGCGAAGGGCGGCCAGGCCGGTACCGAACTAGAGTGGACCGGCATCGAAAACGCCTTGACCGCTCGCGGTTCCGACAACCTGACTCGCTCCGAGGTGCTCGCACTCGCACGTGAGAACGAGATTCGGCTGACGGAAACAGTACGGCGCCAGAATGCCGAGCACCCTGGACCGGACACGCCTCGCTGGGTTCTGACGAGAGAGGGCAGCGTTCGTTCTGGTCCATTCGCGACGCGCGAGGAAGCCGCTGCAGCCAGGCGTCGTTTTCCCGACGCCATGGAATACGATGTCGCCGAGATGCAGGTACCGCGCAGGCCGGAGGCTCCAGACAAAGCCACATATGCCGGCAGCACGCTCGCCGGTCGCGGCGTTGAGCCGGACGCGAACTACCGCGAGATCCTGATCCGACTCGACAACAAGGACCTCAACCGCCGTGCGTTCACGGGCGGCCACTGGCCGGACCCTGACATCATCGCGAGTGCCCGCGTTACAGACGAGGTGGGCGAGACCGGCGAGAAGGTTCTACGTGTGCGCGAGATCCAGAGCGACATCCACCAGAAAGGTCGTAGCACTGGATACGGGGACGTGCCCGCCGTCGCGATACGCGGACAGGGTTCATTGCCGCCAGACGCACCCTTCAAGCGGACGGAGGAATGGTCTGGCCTCGCTGTCCGGCGTGTCATTCAAGAAGCGGCGGAAGGTGGGTACGACCGCGTGATCTTTCCGAGCGCTGATGAGCAACTGTACCAGTACGGCACTCAAGAGGTGACGTGGACGCGGCGACCTGACGGGGCTTTCGATGTGGACGTGTACCCGCAGGTCCGCGGCGACACGATGGGCCACAACCTCGAAGACCTCGCCGACGAGCAGGGCGCCACACCGATCAAGGGCGGGCTGGTGCGCTCTGCTGAGGAATTGCAGGAGACGCTCAGCGAGAGTGGTGCGGAAGGTGTTGAGGGTCTTGGCGACAAACTGTGGAAGCGGATGCAGGCTGAACCGACCGGAACGAGTCGGCCGCGCGAGGAAGGTATGCGCGCGTTCTACGATGAGCGCATCGTGCCGAAGGTGGTTCAGAAGGAGGCACGCCGCTTGGGCGCTGTCGTTGAGCGCATTCCGTCGCCGGACGCCCAACTGATTCCCACCCGTGACTGGGCTGTGTTCGGCACGAAGACAGACGCGCCGGAGTACGCACGCTTCCAGACGGAGAAAGAGGCGCGCGAGTTCGCGACTGGCTACGCCTTGCCGCCTGGCTACCACTACGGCAGCATCAAACGGCCAGACCTCGGAGTCGGTCGTGTCACGACCACAGTGCTGGACGAGGCTGGGGAGGTGGTCGCCAAGGACATCAATCATCGGCAAGCGATGCTGACGGCTGCCAATACGGACGCGGAGTTTGGTGCAGCCTTCGACGAGTTCTACGGGCCACTGAAGCGTGGCGGCGTTGACCCCCGTGCATCTGGAGCCTTTGCTGAACTCGACTACGGGCAGTCGCGTCGGATGGGTCCGCACTGGTCCATCCGCATCACGCCAGCCGCGCGCGACAAGATCCTGAACGAAGGGCAGAGGATCGGGGCGGTGCCTCGGGTCACGGGCATGGCCGCCACGAAGGTCGGTGAGGCCGCGTTCGGTGCAACGGTCGGTGCTGGGGCGGCTGGCGGTGAGGAAGGTGGATTCACGGCCGACCAGGGCGCTCTCGCGGGGGCGGCCGCCAGCCTCGTCGGCGTCCCAGCACTCAGGCGCGTCCTGAGCGGGTTGCCAGATGCCGGCTTGTCCGCGCAGGCGCGAGCTGGTCGCGCGGTTCCGTTCACGGTCACGCACGAGAATGTCAGTGAGGGTGTGCACGGGCTCTTCCGCGCGATCTCGCCCGAGCATCGCGGTGCGCTCACATCCCGCATCGAGCAGGCCTTCGAGGGCGGCGAGTCGGGCGATATCGTGGTCGACATGATCAACCGGTTCGGTGGCGCCCGCATGAAGGTGCAGCGCGCGCCCGGCCGGGGATCGTACAACGGCCAAACTTCCCCCAACGTGCTGCTGACGCTTGAGGACGCGGAACGGGAGACGGTCAAGCAGGTGATGGCGCTCCGTGGCATCCTCACGGGGCAGGACGCGGAGGCGGCCTTCCGTGCGACGGACATGGCGCCGACCCGTCATTGGGATGAGGCGGTCGCGCAGGCTGGGGACGACAAGTACCCGGGGCTCGTGATCCAGGGCGACCCTGAGCGCGTGCTCGAGGCGCTCGCGCGGCGCGGCATCGACGGGACGGCCGACCTCGCGAGCGGGCAGGTCTACGCGATAGATTTCGGACGCACTGGGGCGGCATTCCCCGAGCGGGTCGGGGCGGCACTTGAGGGCATCCAGTTCACGGGAGCGCACCCACATGTCTTCGAAGGGATCTACCTTCCTCGATCGGCTTACTCCTCTGCCGCCGGAAGCGCTGGCGCGCTTGAAGAGCTGGCGGGTGTTCTCGACGAGCGGATCGCGCCAGCCTACCGAGGGCTCGCAGAAGAACTCGGCATCGACGCCAGCAAAGACCTCGCCTCGCTCGGAGAACTCTCCAGAGGCCTGAGGGCCGCGCCCGGCGAGGCACGCTGGTGGCTGCCCGCTGGTGCTGAGAAGCTGAAGGGCGGAGCGGCCACAGCTCGTGCGGTCGATCTCGTGCCGCGTGTTCCGGTCGACGATCCAGTCGCGCGCATCGCCAGCCAACTGGCCGTGAAGCGCGGGAAGGTCGGCCAGCGCGAGTTGCTCGCAGCTGCGGGCGGCGACAGCAAGCTCGCGGGCCAGGTCGAGAAGTTCTTCCTCTCACGTGTCGGCGAGATGGCGAAGGATCTGCCGTTGCCGACGAAGGAGAGGCTCGCTGAGGTGCTCCAGATGGGCCGTGGTGGCGCGAGCTTCTACGACGTGCGGCAGGGCGTCGAGCAAGCGTTGGGCCCCGAGGACGCCGACATGTTCCTCCGCTTCTACGCCGCGACCAGCCCAAACGCTGAGGCCACCGGCTCCAACCTGACGTTCGCCGCGAAGGCGTACGCGCAGTGGAAGCTTGGACTCGAGTTCACCGGCTTCCAGAGTGCGGCCGTGAAGGACATGCTCCGTCAGGCAGCAGGCGGGCAGGTGTTCGGCAGCAGGAAGGTGCAGCAATTCTACCGGGCGCTGATGGGTGACGAGGATGCGTACGTCCACGACATGTGGATGGCGCGCCTGTTCGGTTTCCCCGAGGCCGCGACCGAGAGTCAGTACCGATACGCGGAGGAAGTGATCCGGCAAGTCGCACGCGAGAGCGACATGAGCGTGCGCGAGACGCAGGCCGCGATGTGGGCGGGCATGAAGAGGTGGTGGCAGCAGGCCGGCCGCGGGCGGGTCACGGACGTGGCCGACTTCCCGACCTTCCTGCGTGGGGCGATCACGGAGCCAGCCCAACTGCCGAAGGGCGCCAAGCCGTGGGCGGACAGAAGCATCGTCGGCCGCTGGGGTTCGCTCGACGCGGAGTCGAAGAGCGCGATCAGGAACACGCTCGCCGCGGAGCAGAGTGCGTACCTCGAGAAGTACGGGCCCAGGGCCGGCCACGCGGACATGGCGGTCGTGCGGATGCTTGTCAGTGCTGGGGCCGGCGGGACGGCCGGCGCCGCGGTGGACGACAAGAATCGGTTACGGGGGTTCGCGGTGGGTGCTGCGGCCGGAGCTGCTGGCTCTCTCCTGATCCCGAGCGCACTCAAGCACCTCGTCGAGTACGGCACCTCCGGCCACCTCGTCACGCCCGCGAAAGGCACGAAGGCGGGCCTTGAACTCGGCAGCTGGTGGAGCGAGACGACCGGCAAGCCGCTTGCGGAGTGGAACGGGCTGACGAAGGCCGAGCAGGACTACCAGATCGTGCAGCTCGCTCGTGCGGAGCGCGACTTGAACCTCGGCGGACCCGGCACCGTGCTCGGTGGCACCGGCCCAACCATCGCCGAGCGCGGTCCTGGCCTGCCCACGACGCTCGAGGAACGGCGACGCGCGAATGTGTTGATCCCCGGCATGAGGCTCAAGGGGACCGAAGGCTTCGCGGCGAAGCCACTGCTCGGGATGGTGGTGCAGGCTGGTGCTGGTGCGACGGCGGGAGCTGCGGTGGCGCCCGAGGACCACGAACTGCTCGGCGCCACTACAGGCGGCATTCTCGCGCTGGTGGGCGGGGCGGCACTGCGCGGTGAGGGTGACACGCTCAGCCGGCTGATGAGTTGGCGGAAGGCTGGGATGCTCTCCTCGCCGTCCACGACCGTGATGAACGTCACCTCGACTGGCACGATGGTCGCGGCGGAAGCGCTGAAGGACGCCCCTGCCGCCGCGTGGGACTGGGCGATGAGCGGCCTCTCGGGCGTCCGCTCGAAGAGCGGCCTCTCGGCGTCCACTCTCAAGGCGTCCTGGGACGCTGTCGGTGACGCGGTCGAGCAGGCGCGGAAGGTCTGGAAAGAAGGCGAGAGTGCGGCCGACATGGCGAAGTGGGACCAGCAGCGGATCACGTTCGAGAATCCAGCCGTACAGGCGATGCACGATGCGGTCTACCGTGTGCTCGGCGCACAGGACCGGTTCTTCCACACGGTCGCGGTTGCTCGATCGTTGCAGGAGCAGGCCAACGTCATCGCCCGAGAGGCATTCGCGGGCCGTCCGTCGATCCAGGGCATGATGGCACGCTCGCCCGAGTTCTCAAGTGCGAGTGAGTTGGCCTCGTGGCTCCAGAAGAACCCGACCTCCGACATGGCGATGCGGGCCGAATCGGACGCGGCACTCGCGGTCTTCAGGAACCAGGATGGCTTGCTCGCCAACTCGGCGAAGAAGTTGCGCGAGGCGTTCAAGGAGGCGGGCCCAGAGGCGGAGGCGGTCTTCGATCTCTTCCTGCCGTTCACGACCACGCCGGCCAACGTGGTCTCGCGCGTTGCGGAGTACAGCCCGCTCGGGTTCCTCGGTGCGGTTCGTGACGCGAGCGAACTCACGAAGCTCGTGAAGGAAGGCGGCGCGAATCTCTCAGCCGTGTTCGACAAGCAGCGGAAGGTGTCAGATCGGCTGGGCAGGGCGACGCTCGGGACCGGCGTGATCGCGCTAGGCGCGTGGCTCGCACAGAAGAAGTTGATCAGTCCCGGATACCCGGAGTCGGCCCGTGACCGCAACATCCAGCGGATCACCGACAAGCAGCCTGGCTCCATCAGGTTGTTCGGGAAGGACTACGCAATCGAGCGGTTGGCTCCGTTCGGTCCACTGCTCGTGATGGGCGCAGAGTTGTACCAAGGCGCTCAACGTGGTGGACCCACCGGAGCTGTCAGCGGCGCGGCCGACTACCTCGGCAGGAACGTGACGAACGAGAGTTTCCTCGGCGACATCGATGTGGCGCTCGGACTCCTGACGGGCGAGGGCACGCTCGGGGACCGAGCGGCGCAGCTCGGGTCAGACGTGGCGGCATCATTCGTGCCCAACGTCGTCCGCCGCGGGCTGGCCGGGTACGACCCGACCGTCCGCGAGGTGCGGGACCCGAACGTCATGGAGCCCGCTACGCTGCTCGACCGCGCACGTACAGCGATCCCAGGCTTCAGGCAGGGGATGCCCGCCCGCGTGGACCCGCTCGGCGAGACGGTGGTTCGTGGGACCGGTGGCGTGGCTGGTGCAGCCCTGAGCCTCTTCAACCCGTTCACAGGCCAGGCCGATCTATCGGACTCAGACCCGCTCCGCGAGTTGATCGAGACGACAGGTGCCTCGATCCCCTCGGCCGAGCCGTCGATCAGGAACCTCCGGCGGAACGGTCAACCGGTTGAGAAAGGCACGCCAGAGTTCGAGAAGCTCGCGCGCGCGTACGGCGTCTTCGTGCGCCGCGATCTCGAGCGTGTGCAGCAGACCGGGATGGAGCTTACCATTGCGGGCGAAGGCAAGCACGTCGACTGGGACGAAGCGAGCCCGGACGAGAAGCGCAGGATGCTCGAGCAGGCCGCAGAGAACGCGCGGGCGAACGTTGGCAGGCTCCTCCTAGAGACGGGGATCTACACGCGATGAAAATGGTCCTATTCGGCGTGTCGGGTATCTCGCTTGCCACATGGTCGGCCTTCGAGGCGACCGTGATCCTCTCGGCGCAGTCCCCCATCGGGCCGACGACGGGCGTATCGGTGACATGGGTGTTCCAGGTCGGCGTGCTCGTGGCTGCCGGACTGATGCTCGTCAAGTTCGGGATGTTGCTCGTCGGCTGGAAGCAGGCACTCGACCGGGCGGTAGGGCTCGCGACCGCAGTGACCGACTTGGAGAAGCGCATGGTCATCGCGGAGACGAAGCAGTCGCAGCAGCAACTCCTGATCCAAGAACACGCGGCACGGCTTGGGTTGCACCAGACGATTCTCGACAAGGCAGCGATCTAACACCCCCCAGGGTGTTCCTCAGAGCGAAGGGAGCGGGCGGACGACATGATGAGCGACACACATCGGACGCAGGTGCTCGCGGCCACGCCACCGGCGAAGGCCGGACAGAAGGTCACGAACACTTGGCAGGGCATGGTCCTCGTGGCGATCGGCGCGCTATTCGCGCTCGGCAGCTTCGTCATCACGGGGCTCCTGCTCGCGCGCGACGCTATCGAGATCACGCTCTGGGTCGTGCTGCTCTGCGGCGGCCCGATGGTCGTCGGGCTCGTCGTGATCGGCTATGGCGCGACCCGTTGGTCGGGCGAATACGTCGGCGCTGCACTCAAGGATCTCCGCGAGACGGCGGTCGGCATCATCCGGGCCAGGAAGGGCGCATGAGACATCACCGCCTCGGGCGCTATCCGTTCCCGACCCCTGACGGTGTGCTCGGCAAGTTCGAGCAGTGGGCCACGCTCGAGGAGGAGGAGCGTGGCAACAAGCCGCGCGTCTCCTGCATCCCTGCGGATCTCTACGTCTGCAAGCGCCAGTGGTTCAACAAGGGTGGCTACGAGACGTTCGAGATCACCAACGTTCCGGGTCGGAGTGATATCCTCTTTCATGCTGGCAACACTGAGGAGGCATCGCTGGGCTGCGTGCTGGTAGGCAAGTCGGTCGGGTTCCTTGAGATCAACGACGAGGACTCAGGCTTGCCGACGCGGAAGCTCGCCATCCTCGACAGCAAGAAAGCACACAAGGAGTTCATGGCGTTCTTCGATGGCGTGACCGAGTGGGAACTCGAGATCGTGGACCTGCGGGCATGATGAAGCCCCCTCCGTTCTCGTGGGTGCTCGTTGTCCTGCTGGCTGCGATGCTCGTGGGACAGGGCCTCGGGCGCAGGGACACCGTGGCGCGTGCCGAGGCGGCCGAGGACTCGCTCGCGGTGCTCCGTCCCGTCGTGGACTCGCTCGTCACGCTGGCGGCCCGTAGGGATACTGTGCTCCAACTCGTGACCGATACCGTGCGCGTGGTCGTGGAACGTACGCGGGTCGTGCAGGTCGCGGTCGGGGACACGCTCCGGGCGAGCCTCGACTCGGCCCAAGCCGTGCTGTTCGATACCCTGCTCGCGGCCCACGCGGACGAGGTAGCCGCGCTGGAACGTCTGAACGCCGAAACCCTGCTTTGGGGGCGTTCATGGCAGGAAGCCGCAGGGGCACTGCGAGCCGAGAACGAGCAACTCAGGCTGCGAGGGGACGCCTGGGAGGCCGCGTACGCGGCCAGGGGGCGCAGATCGTGGGTCGAGCGTGGCGCGGTGGTCTTGGCAACGGCGGGGGTGCTTCTGCTGCGGTAGGAACGCAAAAATGGCCTGGGCCGTGGCGCGCGCCCGTAGGCCGCATCTCCACTCCCAGGCCCGCGCGATGTCTCGCGCCGACACCGCTGCATCCAGCGGCCGACCGTATGTGTCCGGTCTCACGACAGTCCCTACGCCTGCGCCACCCTACCCGTCGCGAAGACCACCCGCGCCGCGCTCGCGTCGGCGACCCTGAGGCCGGACTCGGCCAGCCCCGCGAGTATCGCGAGACCGGGTCTGTGATCGGCGCAGATCGACGGACCCTGGTAAGCCCAGTCGGGCACCTCGACGTTCTCCGCGAACCACGCCTCACCTTCGGGCGTCAGGGGCGTGAACACGATGATCGTGCCCTGGTTCGAGAACACGACGTCCTGATGCGCGGTGATGTTCATCGCTCCTCCTCGTTGATGTTGACCTGAACGACCTTCGCCTCACCGCCCCGGTAGAACGTGTAGACGAATCCTTCGGCAGAGCTGCCCCGGTTGTACTGGTCGACGTACGGCCGGGGCGTGAAGTAGTTCGCCTGCACCGGGTTCTCCTTCGGGGCGCCCGGAGACTTCATCACGGCGAGCCACTTCTCGATGACCTCGGTGGGCCACGGTGCGTCGACCCCGTTGATCTGGCGCTTCATGCGGCCTCCACCATGTCGCGGGCGTCGGCCTGGCTCAGGCCGTGCGCCTCGTAGAAGCTGGCTGCCTCGTGGGGGAGGACCTCGCCCGCCCCCATGCAGGTATCGCAGCCCTCGCCGTGGCACCCTGGGCAGTCGACGCCGAAGAAGTTCAGCTCGTGCTGCCTGAGAGTCTCCGCCGCGTCCAGCCAGGCCTCGTATGCCTCGGGGGTGCCCGAGTCGCCGTAGGCCCGGAGCGCGTCGCGTACGTGGGCCCTGCAGCCGGCCAGGAAGGCTTCGATCTGGTGCTCGGCCTCGTAGTAGTGCTCCATCGTGAAGCTCCCGCGGGGACCGGGCGTGGAGCGTATCCGACGCCCGGCCCCGCTCGTTGGTGTGGTGTGCTACTTCAGAACGTGATCTGCAGGATCTTGCCGGCCGCGCGATCGAGCGCCTGACGGTCCTCGGCGTACGTCGACTGCTGCGAGAACCGCGTCACGCCCTGCGCGATGCCCCACGGACTGCGCGGGTCGCCGTCCTGCTCCGGCACGACCGCGTCGTAGGACGCTTCGAGCGCCTTCCGTGAGAGGCCGACGCTCTTCTTGCCGAACAGCGTGTCGAGCACCTCGTCCTTCGTGCCGGCGATCGGGATGGTGACCTTGTCGAACTGCGCCTGATCGAACGAGGCCGAGCCGTCGATGTAGCGACGCGCCTCGACGAGCCCCTCGGTCCACCGCTCGCTGACCGAGCCGACGTGGTTGTAGCGAAGCTCGAAGACCTGCTCGGCGCCCCAGATGATGTGGTTCCCGCAGATGTCCCTGAAGTAGAACTTCAGGAGCTGCAGGCTCTTGTCGCCGACCTCCGAGTTGACTGCGATCAGTCCGCGCCGGAGCGGCTGGCCGACCGGGTCGACGATCACCTTGTCGGGGCTCATCACGAACGCGAACATGTCGTGGTCGCTCGCGTAGAGCGCCTTGTCGTCGTTGAACTTCCTGATCGTCGCCTCGGCGGGCACCATGCCCGTCTTCTGGCAGAACTCGATCAGCCGTCCGACGACCTCCCAGTTCCAGATGCGTGCGTACTTCTCGCTCGTCGCGGCGCGGAGCAGCAGCGAGCCGTTCTCGTGGAAGAGCAACTTCGCGTCCGTGCCCTCGGTGACGCTGACCCGCTTGAGCCCGAAGTTCAGGTTCTGAGCGGCGAGCGTCGGAGCGAGCGAGCGCAGGTAGTTCGCGGGCGCCTCGACCTTGCGAGCGAGCTGTCCGAAGGCGTAGTGCGTCAGCTTGGCGAACCGGCCCGAGCCGCCCGTCACGAACACCTCGTCGCCGTCCGCCTCGGCCCGCAGGTCGGACCACGGGACGGTCGCTTCGACCGCGCTCGCTGCGTACCGATGCGTCGCGGCGTACAGGTCTTCGAGCGAGTTGAACCGCTCGTCTGCCGGCCTGGTGGCCCACTGGTTGTGCGCGTGGAACAGTTCCATGGTGACTCCTCTTCTGTTGTGGTGGGTCGGCACGCTCGCGCGTCCGAACCCTCTTTCCCTGCGGTACCGTCTGACCAAGAATCAGTTGGTCATACTGCTGGGCTCCGGCCGCCGGGCTCTTCGCGCCCTGCCGTCCCTTCAGATGACCCGAGGTTTTGGCGTTACCGGCCGTGGGCTTGTCTCGAGCGACCCACCGGGGCGTCAGTCCCGTACGTTGCCTTCCGACGTTCTGCGTTTCCGACACATGGATAGTAGCCGTTGGCCGCATCGGGCGCAAGGGCCTTGTAGCCAGTGGCCGACAACCATATGATACAGCCATGGGAAAACTGACCCCCGAGGCCCTGCGGGACTGGAGGCGCGCCCACGGTCTGAGTCAGACCACCGCCGCCGCCGCCGCTGGGGTCCACATGAGAAGCTGGCAACGCTGGGAGCTGGGGGAGCGGGCGATCCCTCACTGGCTGATTCCGTACCTGAGGCAGCAGTTCGGGGTGGCGCCCCGAGAGAGGGCCGTTGAAGCGGTCGCCACTGAAGCGCGGTAAGTCGCGGCTCCGTCGCAAGACGCCGCTCAAGAAGCGGAACGAGACGCGCAAGCGCGAGCGGTTCCGCAAGACGTTCGGGCCGGATGGCTTCGTGGAGTGGCTCAAGGCCCGAGCGTGCGTAGGTTGCGGGCGGGCGCCTCCCTGCGAAGTGCATCACGAGCCAACACGGAGCGCGGGCGGGCTCTGGACGGACACTGTGCCGCTCTGCCGGCGCTGTCATTGTCGGCGCCACCGGATCGGGGTGGAAACGTTCTGGCGCGAAATCGGGCTGCGGTATGGAACGGTCACCGGCATCACACAAGCGCGCTGGCTCGCGAGACATGGGTCGGAAGAAGCGTAGGGGCGAGCGGCGGAAGGAGCGGCGGCGGGCTGCGGGCTGGCGCAGGGGCTGGCGGAATGCTGGCAAGCCGGAGCGCCGCGTCAACGGTTACGGTCGTCGTCGCTATCCGAACAGGCGAGTAGCGAAGTGCCCGTGCTGTGGGGAGAAGGTTCACACTTAGACAGGAGGTGCCACATGCCTTCCGCGGAGAGCTCCGTCGGGACCGCAGTGGAGAGGGCCGAGAGTGGTGCGGTAGAGCGGCTGGACATGCAGTCGCTGCTCGCGTTGGCGATCGAGAAGGACGGCGCGATTGAGGTGATCGAGCGACTCGTTGAGTTGCGGAACCGTGAGGCCGCGCGGCAGGCGGCGCAGGCGTTCCATGCCGCATTCGCGGAGTTCAAGCGGCGTTGCCCACGCATCCCACGGCTCAAGCGCGGGACTGGGTTCGCCGGCAGGGACGGGACCACGCAGTACACGTGGTACGCGGACCTCGAGACGATCCAACCGCGTGTCGATCCGATCCTGCTCGACGTGGGTCTCTCGTACACGTGGTCGAACGAGGCGACCGACAAGCTGGTCACGACGTACTGCACGCTGCGGCACGTCGACGGTCACGCGGTCACGTCGTCGATGGTATTGCCGATCTCGGGGCCGCCCAAGTCGAGCACGACGCAGGCGTCGTCGGGCACGCGCTCGTTCGGTAAGCGGATCACGCTGTCGGATGTGCTCGGTCTATCGACTTCTGACGAGCACGACGGTGCGGGTGGTGATGTGGGCGAGAAGGAAGCGGTAGACGAGCAGCAGCTCGCGAACCTGGAGGCACTGTGGGACGAGGTGAAGGGCAAGATGCGGCAGGGCGGTAAGCTCTTCTTCGACAACTTCGGTGTCGAGCGGCTGGCTGACATCCCGGCCACGCGGTACGCCGAGGCAGTCGACATGCTGGAGAGAAAGCGATGACTAGCTTTGAAAAGGTTCTCTACCCGACCATGCTGGCCCTGTGCGCCATAGCCGCCGTCATGTTCGCAACGGCTGATTGCATCAGCAGAAGCGCGGCGGTGCTCTGGCCGTTAATCACTGCCATGTGGGTTGGCCTCCACTGGTGGACGGAGAGAAAGCGATGATCATCCACGAAACCGACTCGCTCGGGAACCCACTGCGGCAGGGATCGTCTGAATGGTGGAAACTCAAGCTCGGCATCCCGACCGTGTCGAGCTTCGGGCGCATCATCCAGCCGGTGAAGCGGCAGTACTCTACAGGCGCGAGGCCCTACATCGCGGAGTTGATCGCCGAGCAGATTCTTGGGCTGCCGATCGACGCGATGCTTGAGCAAGAGACGGACGGCGGCGCTTCGTGGACGGAGCGTGGGCTCGAGTTGGAGCCGGAGGCGAAACGCTGGTACGAGGCAGAGCGCCAAGTCGAGATCCGACAGGTAGCATTCATCACGACCGACGACGGCTCAGAAGGTGGAAGCCCGGACGGGTTTGTGGACGAGGACGGCATCATCGAGGTGAAGTGCTTTGGCGCGAAGCACCACATGAGTGTGCTACTCGGGCTCGAGGAGATCGCGCCGGTCACGCAGGTGCAGGGGTACCTCAGGCTGACGGGTCGACAGTGGTGCGACTCGCTCGCGTGGCATCCGACGCTGCCCAAGGTGCTCACCCGCGTCCGGCGTGACGACGTGTTCATCGCGGCGCTCGACAAGTGCATGACGCAGTTCAAGAGCGAGATGGCGAAGGCGAAGAAGAAGATCGACCTGATCGGTTCGGCGCGCATCGATGGTGACGACCTCAGGGCGCAACTCCTCGCGAGCTTGGACATCTTCAAGCCCGCGGACCCGAACGCGAACGACGCGATGCTCTCGCTAGACGAGATCGACGAGTTCACGACGGACGTGCGTTGGGCGGTGAAGCACGGTGTGCTCGACGCGAAAGACGAGGCGCTGCTCGTGGCCGACGTCATCAACGGCAAGTGGGGTGATACGCGCACGATGTGGGCGTTCATCCGCAGGCACCAGGACGGTACCGCATGATCGAGCCGACGAAAGGCACGCAATGCGCTGAGGTGCTCGACTACATCCGCCGGGAAGGTTCGATCACGCCGCGCGAGGCGATGACGTTCGGCTGCTACCGGCTCGCGGCGAGGGTGAAGGATCTACGCGAGCTCGGCTGGCAGATCGTGACGGAGCGCGAGGACCACGACGGCGGCGAGCACGCGCGCTACACGCTGAAGGTGCCGGACACGGTGCTCGAGGACGCCGGGCAGCTGGTGATCTTTCCGTGAGTGAGCGGCTGACGCTGCTCATGGACGCGCCGCCGAACTTGGCGAACGCGCGCTGGCATTGGCACATGAAGACCCGGCTGAAGAAGAAGTACTGGAAGGCGCAGGACGAGCGGCAGCTCGTGGGGCTCGTCGAACCGCCGCCCTCGAGGCCGTTCGAGAGGGTGAGCGTCCATGCACTGTTCTCGCTCCACAATCGGATGGACCCGGACAACCTCCACGCCCGGCTCAAGTGGGCGCTCGACTGGCTCAAAAGCCGTGGCTACATCGTGAACGACTCCACCAAGGTGATCGAGCGGCTGACCGTGGATCAGCAGATCGACCGGAAGCGGCCGGGGAGGCTTGTGCTGGTGATCGACGCGCTGTAGAATGGGCCTGACGTAGCCGCCTCTCACGGCTGCGCCAGACAACGAGACTCGGCACAATGTACGACCCGAAACATTCTGCTGTCCGCTCAGAATCCCGGCTCTATTGTCCGGGGGCCCGCGCCGAGTCCAGGGCTGAGAAACTGAGCGGACAGCTTCTTTTCGTGGGTACGCCGAAGTGAGCCCCGCGGAACTGCACGCTCTCAGGAGTGCAGCGGTTCCGCTGATCCAAGATCACCTCTGGCTGTCGAAGGTCCCGCCTCGTTCGCTCGATGCCAAGCCTTGGACGATTGGGCGCGAGCTGTCGATCTGGAATCTATTGGTCGCGGCGAACTTCGAGCCCGAGCACATCAACGGCGCGATCACGGTCGTCCGCACGCTCCGCAGGGATTGGGACGGCCAGCCGTTACGCATGAGCGTATTCTACTGGAAGCGGCAAGGCGGATTCTGCGCGACGCCGTTCCTCGAGCAGTGCATCGGCTACTACCTGACTCGTCGGGCTCGAAAAGAGTACGCGACGACGCCGATGCTGCCGAGCGTGCGCGCCGTGCTTAGACGTGTGATAGACGGACCCGGTTCTGATACCGTTACGGGTAAACAACGGGAAGCGATCTGACGATGGGACCAACGAAACAAATCCGGGCAACGCTGTGGAGCGACCCGGTCGGTCATGCCTGTCGTCACGAAGAAAACGCGCAAGTTTTCTCGGGGTCATGTCCTGCCCCGTTAAGGGTCACTCGGCGGACTGGTCTACGGACGTGAGCCTCTGACCCAGGTATTATCACAGGGGATGCATACGAGACGGTCCATGACCGTTAAACCAAGCATTGTGGCTAGGGAAAGGGGTTGACAGAAATGTCGACGATAGCGCACCGATTCGCGAAACATCGGAACTCGGGTCCACCAGAAACGTCGCTCGACCCGACGATCATCGAAGCGTGCGTGCCGCTCTGGCTCGAGAGCGCGAAGCGAGCGAACAGCCGCTACGGCGGCGAGAAGCCCGGCAACCACAAGGGCCGGAGCGCGGCGCTCTACTCGGTCGACGACGAGCTCGCGAGGCACGGTGTCAGGTTCGCGGACGATCCGCAGCGCTGGCTCGCGTACGAGAAGCGCATCCGCTACGAGGCTCTTGCGCGCGCGAAGCCGACCGACGTATGATGCAGGCGGGACCCATCCAGTGCGGAGGCGTTTTGCGTTTCAGTCGCCCTCAGTTCCGTGTCGAAGCCTCTCATCGCCTCCGAGCGCATGGGTCCCAACTTCGGCGCGGTTCTGGGGGCGAACTCTTTCTAGGGAGGTGTGACGTGGCGAAGATCGACGCATCGGTGAGAACGCCGAAGGTGCCTGACTATCTCGAGGCGACGGTACCGGGCCGTGCGAAGGTGATGCGGCTGTCGCTGTCGGCGTTCTCGACGGAGGAGCTGCGTGAGGTCGGGGCTCAGTACACGGAGGCGCTGATCGACCGTTCGGAGCACTTGCTGAAGAACGGCGAGCCCACCGCGAAGCCGCGGAAGTCGAAGGCGGCACCGGAAGGCGCATGATCCTCTGGACCGACGACGGCCGGCACCGTCGCATCCTGATGGCTGCCCCGCGGAAGCCGCACCCATCGGAGCCGTGGCGCTCAGCATGTCTGGGGCTCGCTCTGATCGGGCTGGCGCTCTCGGTGGGGCTCTACGGGCTAGGGGTGCAGAACGGCCGGCTGGACGCGATGCAGCGCGGTCAGGACGCGGATTACTACCGGCAGGTCGCCGAGGAGTGCAAAACCGCGTTCAACGACCTGGCCTTCGACGCGACGTACGCCGCGAACGCTACGCTGGACGCCTCCCGCTGGCTCAGGGCTGCCCGCGAGTACGCTGACGGCCTCCGAGTGCCCCCTACGCTGCTCGTCGCGGCCACAGGCGATCCGGGGACCCCGTGAGCGGTCAGGGTGAGGTATTCGTCTTGCGGGTCGCTGGCGTCCCATGCTGGAAGGTGCGTTGGGGTCAACAGGTGTGTGCCCCTGAGTGGGAGGAACGCGGCCCGGCGGAAGCCTATCTAGCCATGCTGCGAAATGGGCGGCGGAAGCCTGAGATCGCGAGGGAGCCGTGAGCCGCGCTATGATCGCTTGGGGCGATGCTTCGATGTCCACCCTCGCAGGTATGCCTTGCGTTGCGCCAGCCGTTCAAGGGCGAGCCGGACGAGCGGCATCGTCGGCGGTCGGTCGCCCGTCTCCCAGCGTGAGACGGTGGCCTGAGAGACGCCGAGCAGATCGGCAAGGTCGGTCGTCGTCAGGCCACGCGCCTCACGCCAGCGGCGGATGTCGTCGGGGGTCATGCCGGGGTCCACAGGGCCGATGCCGTCCGGCCACAACGGGGTGTCTCGCACGTCAGGTCGCACCCGATGGCCTTAGCCTCGCGCACGTCGTCAGGGGTGACGCGGTGGATCGGCTGGCCGGAGATGTCTCTGCCGGTCGCCTTGGCCGTCATGCCCAAGTGGGCGCCGCAGTAGCAGGCCCCGTTGTCCGTCAGGTAGAGGGCTTCGGACTGGACTCTCATAGTGTCCTCCGTAGTGGACGTGTACCGTATACCCAAGGTATATCAGGGGTCCGGGGGTGTCAATACCCTTGGTATAGGGAGCCGTGAGCGCCGCCGTGACGACACCTCTCGTGCTGTCGCTCTTTCCTGGCATCGGCTTGCTGGATATGGCCTTCGAGGAGGAAGGGTTCTGCATCGTTCGAGGGCCCGACTTGCTGTGGGGCGGCGACATCCGGCGGTTCCATCCTCCGGCTGGCCGGTTCGATGGGGTGATAGGAGGGCCACCATGCCAAGCATTCAGTCGGATGCGGAATGTCAATCCGAAGTGCGGGCAGAAGCACGGCAACCTGATTCCAGAGTTCGAGCGGGTGGTCCGTGAAGCCCTGCCACGCTGGTTCCTGATGGAGAATGTTCCTGAGGCGCCCAAGCCCGTCGTATTCGGTTACATGACTCACTCGCAGCTGGTGCGGGATGTATGGGTCGGAGGCGTCACCAATCGTCTGAGGCGCTTCGCGTTTGGCACGCCCGGCGGACACGATCTGGACGTCGAAACGCTCGCGTTGCACTCACAAGAACCGGAACCGTCCGCACTTGCTGGCGGTAGCGGGCAGGCCGTGCCGGTAGCGCTTGGATCGAACGGCAAGGTCAAGCGCACCCGTATGCGCGACATCGGCTACAACGACACGGCTGGCCTCACGCGGTCACTGCGTGTGCAAGGACTCCCGCCAGACTTCCTCGAGGATGCGCCCTTCACAGTCGCCGGGAAGAACCGCGTGATCGGCAACGGCGTGCCTCTCCCGATGGGCCGTGCGGTAGCGCGAGCGGTGAGACGCGCGCTCGGCCTTCCCTTGGTAGCGAAGGACGTGGCGGCTGCCCCCAGCGGGGAGCGCGGCGAATGAGCAGAAGCATATGGATGGCTGCCTGCATGGGATTCACCAAGCAAGAGGCTGGGTGGTATACCCGCGATGGTATCGGCGGAATCGCGAAAGAGGTTGACGCGAAATGGTACTTCTACCCCTGCAATGAGGCCGAGCCGATAGCGGGTCCGTTCTACTCGCTCGTGCATGCGCTTCAATTCGTCCGACAACTTTCGGAGCGCGGCGAATGACACGGGACGTTTTCACATTCGAGGGAGAGGTGGGTTGCGCGATGAGTAGGGAGTGGAAGACCCGCCATGGGTAGGCCGAGCAATCGTAGGCGCTCGGCGCAACGGCCAGGGGCGCGAGAGAGGGCACGGGTAAAGAAGCATCGGCGTGGGGGTGTTACGTCGTTCGTGGGTGGCGCCGGTACCTACTCGCTCACCGCTGGCAGGAAGCATCTCAGACGGCACATGCAGCGCATGGACCGCATCCGGGAAGCTCATCTATCGGGGAACCAAGCATCACTCCTGAAAACCGACGAGCCAGGCGCGGACGGCCACTCTACAGACGCCACGGGCCAACCCACAACTCTCTCGGGCCAGCGGAGCGCGAATGACTGACGAGCGGAAGGACATCGTGGAGCGGCTGGCCGAGTGGTTCGAGGCGCCGCCCGATCCAGCACATGACTCGGCCTTCGAGTGCGACGTGTGGGACGCGCTCGTCGAGATCCGCAGGCTGCGCGAGATGCTTGGGTGGTGCGCCCGACTCGTGTGGGATGGATGCGACATCGACGGTGGATCGTTCCAAGACAAAATGGAGGCTGCGGGTCTGATGGTGCGCGTACCCGCCGACGAAGCTTTCCGCGACGAATACGATGCCGACGAGATGCTGGTGCTCGCGTGGTCTCGGAACGCCGCGCTCAACTCAGGAGACGGGAGCTACAGGCCATGAGTGACACGCTGAGGGAGCGCGCTAAGGAGCACCTGCGGAAGCTCTTGACCGAGGCCGCGTGGTACGGTGCGCAGATGAGCAGCCCGACGGCAGAGGAAGGGCTCACCCCCGACAGCGAGGAGCGAGTGGCCGACTACGTGATGATGCACGCGGCGGCTGAGGATCTCCTGGCCATGCTGCCCCCGGAGCGCGGGGAGCCGGTCGCGTGGGAAGTGAATACGCCCGACCCTGAGGGTGGCCCGCCATTCCGCTCACTGGAGTTGACGGAATGGAACGCCGACGAATGCGTCGATCGCTGGGGCAATGGCACAACCAAGCGGCCCCTCTACGCAGGCGCCCCGAGCGGAAGGGAGGACGTGTGAGCGAGCGCAGATGCGCGACGTGCGGGTGGTTTGCGGCAGGTCATGATGGCCGGGTGATCTCCGGTGCTACCGCGTGCAATAGCTACGTCCCCAAGGATCGCAGAGTAGGCGAGCGGAGGAAGGCTCACTTCGGGATTCCTAGCCAGCCGAGAGATTGGGATGAGTTCTACGGCGGCCGACGACTGCGCTTCGGCACCGACCGCAGGGGGAGAGAGGCGTCAGTCGGCACGACAGGAAACCCAAAGCCACGGGCTGAGGATCTTGCAAGCTCTCCTGTCTCGGCTGGCGCCGCCCCCTCCGAGACGTGGCTCGCGCGCGTCGAGACAGGTCCCGTCCGCATCGGTGACGATTGGGTGGGGATCTTCATTCGCGGCGACGCCGCGCAACGCTACGGCCTGGCTGTTGGGGCTGTTGCGTACAAGTGGGCGCCAGCCGGCGAGTGGGACATGGGTGACCGTTTGGACCAGGGCACGATCACGGAGTTAGCTGCGCTACTCGGCTCGTGCTGCGAGCCCTGCGAAGCAGTAGCACTCACACGCCTGAAGGCTGAGAGAGGAGAATGAGCGAGAGACTAGCGACGTGGATCGCGTACCGACTACCCAAACGGATCGCCTACTGGTGCGCCGTGCGTGTGATGGCCCACGCGACCGCTGGCGAGCACTCGGACCAAGTGGTGCCCGAGCTTCTGGCGATGGACGCGCTTCGGAGATGGACGTGAGCGCCCCCACCCGCGAGCCCGCGTCCGGGCCGAGCGTCATTGCGAAGTGCCCGTTCTGTGGGTCGGAGCGCGAAATCAAGGCCGGCGAAATCTCACCGACCAGTCACCCCATGTGCGACCAGTGCTTCATGCCGATGGTGGCGAAGGAGGCCCGGCGATGAGCGTTGCGTTGGTTTGCGTCTTCTGCGAGCACGAGCACCTGCCCGGCAAGCGGTGCCAAGAGCCTGGCTGTGACTGCCCGTCGGGCTCCCACGCCGCGACCTCCCCAGCGACGAGCGAGGCGCCGCACCCTGACGTGAAGGTGATCGAGGACGGCGTGGAGCTGCTGCTCAAGATGTTCAGCGCGAAGTCCAAGCAACCGACGATGGACGCGATCTACGTCGTGACGTCGATTATGAAGGCCGCGCTGAACGCGGCGGGCCAGCGCGAGGGGAGCGAGGGGTTCGGCTTCGGTGCTGGCGGCGTACCGGCCGAGGAAGTCTGCGTCATGGGCCTCTGCGAAGTGCCGCACGTTCACCTGCAACCCCGAGTATATCGGTTCATCATCATGCCCGGCTGCGAGAAGTGCGTGAAGGCTGCGCGCGAGGCGACCGAGATGCCCGGCGACGAGACGAAGGCGATGCCTTGGGAGATCACGGGCAGCACAACGCCCCCTGCCCCTGCCGAGGCCGCGAGCCGCGAGGAGCGCCCGAGGATCATCGAGACGGAGGATGGTCCCCAGGACCTCGGGGAGCACTACGAGGCGATCTATGGGCTCGCCGACGCCATCGCGGACGGCTTCGACATGGAGCCAGGGGATGCGCTCGGGGTCGCCATCGACGCGACGCGCCGCTATGAGCTAGAACCGTCAACCATCGAAGGGGGTGAGCGCACTGCGCGAGAAGGAAGCACGTCGAAGGATGTTTGGTTCCGAGGCGCTTCAGTAGGGGAGGCGTCAGTCGAGGGGGTTGGGGAATCCCGGCCCGAAAAGGTCCAGCACGCGGACCCGGAGTTCCTCTCGCGCGTGGTGCTGTACGGGCTGACGCGGAGGTCGATCTACCGGCATCTCCGCGAGGCCGACGACACGGCGCCAGCGGGGGCCGGGCGTTGAGCCAGGGCGGCGGGAACGCCAACCGGCGCCGCTCGGGGGAGCGGAGAGCGCCGAATGTCACGACGCACAATCGACAGATGCGGAAGTGTTTGGCGACGTGCATGACCTACGATCCTGGCGGGACGGTGCATGATGTCGGCTGTCCAGTGGAAAAGCCGATGCGTTCCGGCACCGACCGCCGCACGGGCTCAGAGCGGGAGAGGGTGGAGCAACGGGGCGTCCTTCGTGACGCTGGGGAAGTCGCTAGCGACAACCCTACGGTGGCCGATGGCTTATCGGCCGGAGAGGTCGCCACCGCCTTGCCTGGTGAAGCCGTCGATAAGCCAGTGCAATCCCCCGCACCCACACCCGAGGCCGCAGGGACGACGGGGACGCTCGTGGAGAGGCTCGCACTGATCGTATGCGCGATCCGTTCTCCAGGCAGCTCACGCGGAGCTTTGGATTACTCACGGCTTGTGACGAGTCGCGACCGTCAGATCGCCGAGGAATTGCTCACCATTCTCCGCACGGAGGCCGACCGATGACCGACGCACCCCGAGCAGGGACGAGCGAGACGCGCGACCCCACCATCGGCGCACGGGAGGAGAAATGAAGCTGTTCATCGGCGAGCCCGTCGCGTTCACGGCTGTGTTCGAGGACGGGACGGAGGCGAACAGCGCAGGGACCGTGACCGACGTGCGGGACGGCTCGGCGTGGGTGTTCGTGCTCGGGTACCGCTGGCCGTTCGAGATCACGAACGACGAGGCGGTGCCTATGCGCGGCTACTACCCGCAGACGGCCTGCGCACGGGAGGGGGGCGGAGAATGAGCGACCTAGACCTAGAGGCAATAAGGCAGCGTTGTGAACGGGCCACTGAGGGGCCGTGGGCTATCGAGTCGTGCGGCGAAAAGGGTGATGGCAGCGACGTCGTGGGCGTCGTGTTCGGTCCAGACGACGAGGCTTGTGAACACCCGCTCTTGGGAGATTTGCCGGCATGTGACGATGAGGGTGAACCGATTGACTACTACCGTGATGAAGTGGTCGCCGAGTTCTATCACGGTAACCGCAGACCACACGCAGATGCCCGCTTTGTCGCCCATGCACGTTCCGACGTTCCTGCCCTGCTGGCCGAAGTCACGCGCCTCCGCGCCGAGAACGAGCGCATCATCGCGGTCGTCACAGACTACGAGCGCAAGATATACGGGCTTCGCGCGCTGCTCAGGGAGTGCGCGGACGCGCTGGAGCCGCTCGCGTTCTCAGTGGACCGAGCCTACGACCGCGAACAACTGCACGCCCTCGTTCGCCGCGCCAGGGAGAGTGCGAAATGAGCCCGTGGCGGATCATCTTCGACACTATCGGGTGGGGGATCATAGTGCTGTCCGTGGCTGTTAGCCTCCTCATGCTGTGGATCGTCGTTAAGGACTTCGCGCTCCGGCTATGGGACGCGCGAGGCGAGCCATCGAGGGAGGGAGAATGGACCTACACGAGCACACGCGCGGGTCGCGACCCCGAGAGGGGAGGAGAGACGGAATGAGTCAGCAAGGGTGGGAGTGCCCGAAGTGCGGCCAGGTCTACGCGCCGTGGATGGCGAAATGCCAATCGTGCAGCGGCGTCGTCAGCATCACGGTCGGAGGAGTGAACACGCCCGTCCACATCGGCTGCTCTTGCACGTGCCCGACGGACACCGGCTTCCGCAAGATCCACGAGGCGGGCTGTCCCTTCGCCCAGGTCGCGACATGACCCCCCGCGAGCTAGACGCGCTCGTCGCGGAGAAGGTGATGGGCGTTGAGGTGTCTCAGCCTGACGGCTCATCTTCCGGCTACCTCCACATCCGCGAATGGGGCGAGGAATTACCGCGCTACTCATCGGACATCGCGGCGGCGTGGAGCGTGGTGGAGAAGCTGCGCGGCGAGGAAGGCTTCGCGATCGACCTCACATCGGTCGGCAGCCCAACGTCATGGGACTGGAACGTCCACATCGAGCATCCCACGGACGAGGCTGGCTACTGGCTTGGCACTGCGAAGGAGGCTCCGCGCGCGATCTGCCTGGCCGCGCTTCGTGCGAAAGGAGTGGAGGTGCCGTGACGCGGCCCAGCGAGAAGGGGGCGCCGAGCGCGCCGGAGCGGATCTGGGTTGAGGTTGCGGCGCATCAACTGTATGCTGGCCGCGAGCAGTTCTGGCCGTCCAACATCGAGTATATCCGAGCGGACGCCGCGCGCCCCATGATCGCGGAGGAACTGGAGAAGCACGCTCAGGCTCTTCGAGACCAGACGGAGCCGCTGAAGCGACTCGCGTTCGCGTTGGAATTCGAGCGTGCGGCGCGCTGGCTCCGCCGGGAGCGAGGGGACGAAGGTTCAACCAAGGAGGAACCATGAGGTATTTCGAGGACAACATCCACATCCTAGCTCGAGGCGAGTGGCCGCGCACGACGCTAGCATTCGAGCGACCCGAGCCAAAGCGCTGGACGTGGAAGGACGAGCTCGCAGACCGGGCGTTCCTGGTCGCCGTCGTGATCGGCGGCGCGTTGCTTTGGTGCTGGTACAGCATCGTGGGCAAGCCAGGCCAGCAGCGGTGATGCTTGACCGCAGCACATCGCCGGTCGCAGATTCGGGTCCGACACCTCCGTAGCCCTCGAGGCCCCGGAAATCTTGGTCGATTCCAAATCTCGTGATAAATCTCGTCCGAAGCCTGATCGTCCCGGACGCAACGGCGGGATGCTCGTCACTGGTGGCCGAGACGGTGGCCGACCGCTCGACGAGTTCAAACGTCGGATGCGCGAGATCGCCTCGAGCGACGAAGCGCTGAAGTATCTCGACGAGTGCACGAAGGGTGAGCACGGCCCGAAGGCTGCCGCGTCAGCTCGCGAGTACGCGACCGAGCGAGGGTACGGCAAGGTCGCCCAAGTGCACGAGCACCAGGGCTCGATCCTGCACAAGCTCGCAGCGATGCAGCCTGACGAGCTCCGGCGCATCGAGAGCATGAGCGATGAGGAAATCCGCGCGCTGATCACCGATGGAAGCGGTCACTGACCCGGTAGAGGTGCGGCTACTCGCCCGTGCTCTGCGGGTGTCCTTGGAGCGTCCCGGTCAGCCTGCGCCAGCGCAGTGGGACGAGTGGCTGCGCACGATGTTTCCGGCGCACTTCACGATGCCGTTCGCTGAGAGACACGCCGAGCTCTGGGAATGGCTGTGGGCGATCCAGCACGACAGCGGTCCCGACCCGTTCGTGGCGATCTGGCCCCGCGGCGGCGGAAAGACTACGAACGCAGAGGCGGGTGCTACAGCGTTGGGTGTGCGCGGGGTGAGACGTTACGCCTGGTACGTGAGTGAGACGCAGGACAAGGCCGACAACAACGTGCGTAACATCGCCACGCTGCTCGAGAGCCAAGCGACCGCTCGGCACTACCCGCGGCACTCCGAGCGGATGCTCACGAAGTACGGGCACTCGAAGGGCTGGACCAGCCAGAGGCTCCGCACAGCTGGTGGTTTCACGGTCGACGCGATCGGCTTGGATACCGCCCAACGCGGTCTGAAGGTCGAGGAGCAGCGTCCTGACCTGATCGTGCTCGACGACATCGACGGCAAGCACGACTCGCTCCAAACGAGCGCGAAGAAAATCGCGACGATCACGACGTCCGTGCTGCCTGCTGGTTCGACAAACTGCGCCGTGCTCGCGGTCCAGAACCTCATCATCCCGAACGGGTTCTTCACGCGCATGGTCGACGGTCGGGCCGACTATCTGTCGGATCGCATCGTGTCCGGCCCACATCCATCGATTGTCGGGCTCAGAACGAAATGGAACGAGCGCGGCGAACAGGTGAAACGGGCGGCGGTAGTCCAAGGCGAGGCTACGTGGGCCGGCCAGTCGCTCGAGGTCTGTCAGCGCATGATCGACCGCTTTGGTCTGATCGCGTTCCGTAAGGAATGCCAGCACGAGGTCAAAGAACTCGCCGAGGGCCGGGTGCTCCACTACGACGCGACTAACAATCGCCAGAACTGGACCGACGCCGAGATCATCGCCGGGCTCGCTGCTAAGAAGCTCGTGCCGTTCGCGGGCATCGACTACGGATACTGGCGGTTCGCGTTCCTGCTGTTCGTCGTCGACCGAGTGGGGCGCGTCCACCTGATCCACGAGTACTTCAACCAGCGCGACGATCTGTCGACGCGCGCGCAGGACATCACGGAGATCCTTGAGCGGTACGGCATCACGAAGCTGAGCGTGTTCGGCGATCCAGCGAACCCGACCGACGCCCGTGAACTCGACAAGGCACTCGAACGCGGCTGGCAACGTGCCGGCCAGGACGTGAAGCCGCAGTGGCGCACTACGGCAGCGATCAAGGACAAAGGCTCACGCACGACGGGACCTGAGCGCATCAACGATATGTTCGGCAGACGGGCACTCTTGCTTCGTTCTGGACTCGGCACGGGGATGCGCTGGAACCTCGGCATGAACGCATCGGGCGAAGGTGAGCCGATGACGGGTTCGCGGTTCCTCTGGGAGATCGAGAACTGGAGTTATCCCGATCCCAAGGAAGGCCAGGTGCAGGACCAAGATCCCGACGACAATACAGCGGACGGCGCCGATGCGATGGCCGCGTTCCGGTACGGGATCATGTCGTGGCTCAGGCCACCGAAGGTCGAGAAACGCAAGAAGCCGAAGAACCCCAACCTCGACGAGGGCTACGCCAAGATGGCGAACGCGATGCGCGAGAAGGTCAGGAAGAACGGGGTAGCCGCATGAACACCTCGCCGACCGACGGCCAGGGCCTACGGATCAGGCCGGAGGAGTTCGAAGCGCTCGCGCACCGCTGGCCGCGCCTGCCGGAGCACGCCCAGGCGGACTATCTCGCGAAGATGACGCGCGCCCAGAAGAAGCGGTTCGAGCGCACGGTTGCGGAGGTACAGCTCGGCGAGAAGCATTTCGCGTCGAAGCTCACAACTAGGCAGGACGTCGTGAATATCCTCGCGATGTACGTCGAGCGGAACGTGATGCCGCTCGCTGCTCGGATGGACGAGGTTGAGGCGTGGATGCGCTACTGCCAATTGCCGTGGCACCGGAAGTTGCGCGTGGTGCTTGCGGTCCGCTGGGAACTGTTCGTACGGTTCTTGGCGACGAAGGGCATCAGGATCGTCAGACTCGAGGAAACACCGGAGGCGACCGATGGCGAGGTTCCAGATCACGATCGAGGGGACGCACCAAGAGGCGCAGTGGTTCCAGCTGCAGACGTGGATCGAGAAGTTCATGAATCGCCTGCCGAAGATGGGCTACCGGGACGCGACGGTCGACTTCCGGTGGGACCGAGAGGGGGAGGCGCCGAGCCCGGAGCCAGTGCCGGAAGTGACGGCACCGGAGCCGAAGAAGAAGGCGCGGCGCAGGAAGGACGCGGCCTGATCGAGGTGGTGCCGCGGTGATCACGACCTCACGCTCGCGCGGCTTAGCCCGCATCGCCCGCTGGGGTGATGATTGGGTGGTCGTCGGCAGTTCCGGCACCGTGTATGGCAAGCGGCGCACACCGCAGGAGGCTCGCCACCTGCTCCGTGAGGTGCTCTCCAAGAAGCGTGGTGTGCCGGTCCTCTCGCAACGCGAGGACAAGAGCCTCGAGCTCAGGAAGCGCGGCAAGTTCTTCACGGTTGTAGACTCGACCGGACACGTGTACGGCAGCGAGGCGACCTACGAGGACGGGGTCAGGCTGTACCGTCGCACGATGGAGGGGTTGTCGAAGCTCGGCGGGCGTCACGAGTTGAAGCTATTCCACCGCGTATGAACCTGTCCGAGTGGTCGATCAGGCAGCGCATGGACATGATCGTGACCATGCCGGACACATTCGTGACGCTGACGCGCACCAACCCCGACGTTTGCGAGAACTGTGGGCAGCGGTGGCCGGTCTATCGCTATCGACTGTTCAAGTCGAACTCGTGGGACTTGATGCGGACCTATTGCATGTGCGGATTCGCCCAGTGGCCGGGCTACTGGCTCTGGAACCTGACGCACGCTATCCAGAGCCACATATGGTGGCTGAAGCTGTGCTGGCGGTGGCGACGCTGGGTGCCGTACCGGGCGTATTTCCCATGACTCGGTTGGCGATTGCGGGCGTGCCGCGGGCCGGCAAGACGACGCTGGCCGAGGAGATGGGCGGTGGGCGGTCCACGGACGACCTGATCGGGCTCGGATGGTCTGAGGCGAGCTTGGAGGCCTCTGGCTGGTTCGACGAGCCAGGTCCGTGGGTGGTTGAGGGCATGGCGGTCCCAAGGGCGCTCAGGAAGTGGCTGGCGGCCCACTCGACCGGCACGCCGTGTGACCGGCTGACATGGCTCGGCAAGCCCCACGAGAAGCACTCGCCCGGGCAGGCTGCGATGGGCAAGGGTGCGGAGACGGTCATGCAGGGGATCGTCGGTGAACTCCGGAATCGTGGCGTGGCGGTGGAGGGCTGGCGATGAACTGGCCGCCGCCGGTCATACCGAGTGAGATCCCAGGCAGTGGGTACCACGAGCCCGACATAGGACCGCTCCAGGACAAGCCGATCACGTATGCGCAGTGGAAGTTCCAGCGCGACTTCCATGAGCACGTCGGCAAGGGCATGGTGCGGATGTACGACGATATTCTTAAGGGCCTGTCGCGGGAATCACCCTTGTCGGCCATGTTGAACGCAGGCGACCTATGAGATGGCCCTGGGTTTCGCGCCTCGCGTACGACTTGCTCGTATCCGAGCGCGACTCGCTACGTGCCCAGGTCGCGATGCTGCAAGCCGACATGATCCGGGTGAAGCGCGCCGAGATGGGGCTCCGGGAGACGCCGCGCGTCGTGAAGCCCGAGATGCAGAGGCCACCCGAGGTGCCGCCCGAGGTCAGGGCACTCTACGAGGGCCGCTGCCAGTCTAAGGTGTTCGAGGTGGAGATCGAGCGGCAGGCAGTCGAGATGTTCAAGGCGGGTAACCCGTGGCCGGAGGTCAGGCGGGTGCTCGCGCTGCAAGTTGGAGAGCCGGAGAATATCATCGCGGAGATCATGTCGTGAACGACGAGGACGAGGTACCGGTTCTGACGTTCGAGCAGGAACGCGAGCGTTCGCTCAAGCGTCAACGCGAAGCCGACGAGCGAGCCACGGCCCAGTACCGGCGCAGGCATCCGGTGCCGAACAAGTTTGAGGAGTTTCGCGTCGGCCGCAGGAAGGACGCGCTCCGGGTCACGGATCGGCCGTGACGCGCCTGACGCCCCGTGAGCGTGAAGTGGTCGAGCTCGTCGCGAAGGGCAAGTCGTATGCAGCGGTTGGCAGGGCGCTGAAGATCAGCGAGCACACGGCGCGCGTTCACGCGCGTGCGGTGGCAGAGCGGCTCCGGTTCGACATCCCACCGAAGGCTGCGCTGACTCGGCTGTACTACACAGAGATCGCGATCTAGCCGGTTTCGCGCATACCGCAGCACCGTCGCACGGACGCATCTTGCTGTCCGTGCCGGACGTGATCCCGCTGCAACCTGGGCAGCAGGTACCGCCGGGCCTACCCAGCCAGGCGCGCGACCAGTCCGATGTCATGGGCGAGGTCGAGCTTCAGCGTCTCGCCAAGCGAACGCACGAGTTCCACAAGAAGGGGCTCGAGTCGATGCGGCTCCGCCATCTGACGGCGGAGAAGTACATGATCCACGTCGACGGCGAGGGCCAAGCCCAGTGGTACGACATCTGGGACGGCACGCGCATCAAGATCATGCCGGTCCTGAATGGGTTCAGCCCGACGCAGGACAACCAACTGCGGCCGATCCTCGACAACTTCATCGCGCACCTGACCACGCAGCCGTATCGGTTCGTGGTCACACCGAAGCCGGACAGGAAGAGTCGGCAGTGCGCGATCATCGACCAGGCGATCATCAACGCGGACTGCCGCAGCCAGAAGTGGAACTACCTGACGGCTCAGGCGAAAGCGATCGCGGCGGTGCTCGGATTCTGTCCGGTCCATTCGATGTGGCGCGAGGATCAGGGCGACGACCTGTTCGAGGCCGCGTGGCCGGGCCAGGTACCAGGTCATATCGACAGCTTCGTCGGCAACGCATTCGATTTCGTGCAGAACGCGGGTGCCACTCGCGGGTCGGCCCACAGACGGACGTGGGGGCGCACTCTCCCAGCTTCACTTGTGCGTGCGGCGTTCGGTCGCCCCGACCTCGAGGGCACCGACAAGATGCCTTCTGCGAGCTCGTTCCAGCGCGCGATACGGAAATGGATCAGGCAGGGCGGCATACGGCACGGTCACTCGGAGTTTCTCTCCTCGACCGAGCACGAGGAAATGATCGCGCTGATCTACGACGAGACGCTCGCCGGTTACGATCCCGACTACCCGGACGGCTCGCTCTGCATCACGGCGCTTCAGGGTGTCGCGACCACGAGACCGGAGGAAGCCCGCCATGCGATCGGCTCGCCGACGCATCTGTGGAGTGGTCCACTACCCGGTGGTGTGTTCAGCGCGGTGCTGATGTACAGCCACCATCGGTTCGATGATTGGACCGGCAAGCCGTACGTCGGCGACATCGACGACGATCAGGTTGAGCTCAACCAGCGGCTCGCGATCCTGAAGGACTACATGCGGCGCGCGTCGAAGCCAGAGCTCGGCGCGTCTGGCGGCGTGAATGTCGACACGATCGGTCCTGAGGGCGATACGTTCTTCGAGGTCGAGCAACTCGTAGGCGGCGGGAGTGGCGCAGACCTGCAGTGGCTCCAGTTCCCGAACGCGCACGTCGCGCCGCTGCTTGAGGAGATCCGCGGCATCTACGAGCGCATGTACCGGAAGGCGGGCTGGCAGGCGGCATCGCGTGGCGAGCAGACGCAAGGCTCTGGCAAGGCGATCATCGCGCTGCAGCAGGCTGACGACTCAATCATGGGCCCGATCAGTCAGCGCACGTCGGAGGAACTCGAAGATCTCGCGCGCCTGAACTGGCGGCTTAGGAAGGCGTTCATGACGACGCCGACGGTGCTCGAGGGGATCGGCTCGGAGTTGGGCCACTTGATCGAGCCGTACGTCGACTCGACGATGATGAGCGACAGCCCGCCCCAGTACCAGTTGGTGTCCAAGTTCGGCACGTCGACGGAAGCGATCGCGCAGCAATTGCTCAACCTGATCGGTGTCGCTGACCTCGCGGGCGAGCCTGTGCTGACGACCCGCCAGTTCAAAAAGCAATGGCCTGACCAAAGCCTCTACCACGAGGTCGACGATCCGAGGGATGTGCGGGAGCGCCGACCGCGGGTCGTGAACGAGATGATCCGCCAGAGCGCCGAGAAGCACGCCGAGCAACTCGTCCAGCAGATGAGCCAGCAGCCGGGCTTCATCGACCCCGCGAGCGGTCAACCCAAGTGGCAGCCGTCGATGAGCGATCCGTTCACGCAGCAACTCGGGTTGATCGTTGAGATGGAGGTCGCCCAGCAGGAAGACGTGCTGATGGACGACGACATGGCGCTCAACATCGAGACGCTCTCGATCATCACGCAGGACCCGACCGAGCATCCCGTCGCACGTAGGGCCGCAGAACGTAGGCAGATGCGCTACATGATGTGGCTCGCCGGCCAGCAGCAGCAGGCGCAAGCGCAACAGGCCCAACAGGTCGGAGCGGAGACGCAGGCGAAGGAGCAGGCGAAAGGCGGGGCGCCGGGCGCTCCCGCGAGGCCGGGCGCCGAAGAGGCGTTCAACCCGGCCGCTGAAGGCGGCACCACGACGGCCCAAGGCATGGTCCAGGCCGACAAACAATTTTCAAGGGCGGTAGCATGAGCACGGACAGCACCGGGGCATCCCAAGCGGCCCCTCCGGTTGCGCCGGCAGTCACGGAGCAGCCCGTCGCACCAGCGGCACCAGCGGTCGAGGCGACTCCAGCAGCGGTACCAGATGGTACCACGGTCAAGCTGACCGATGGCACGTCGAAGATGGCCTCCCGTACGCGGGTGGCCGAACGGATCAGGGCCCGCGAGGAGCGGGCCGCCAGGGAGTCCGAGAAGGCGGAGGCCGCACGCCAGAAGGCGCTCGGTCAGCCGCGTGTCGAGGCTGGCGTGAAGGAAGGAGGGCAGTTCAAGGAAGGCGAAGGTACACCCGCCGCAGCGACAGCCCCGGCGGAAGCGACACCAGCAACACCCGCGGCGGCTACGGCTCCCGCAAGCGGTACCGAGGCACCCAAGCCCACCCCGGCGGCCGCTACGGCTCCCGCGGGCATGGTCGACATCCCACTGCCGGACGGGCATCCGCTTCGTGATCGCGGCAAGACGTTCATCCGAGTGGCGCAGGAGTTCGAGAGCGAGGCCAGGAACGGAATCAACGCGGCGATCCGAGCGAGAGAGCTCGAGGTCGAGCGCGACAATCTGGCCCGGAACAACGCGCTGCTCGAAGCCCGCACGCAGGCACTCGCAGGCGACCTACCCAACCCGGAACGTGACCCCGCGCTGAAGGCGCTGCTCGATCAGGTGCGTGCAGCGAAGTGGGGCGACAAGACGGGCGACCAGATGGCCGAGCAGCTGATTGCGAGCTTCCAGGCTCGTGAACGCCTGGCGGTCATCGACGCGGAAGGGAAGGCGACTGTCGAGTACGAGGAAGCACGCACAGCCGGGCAGGTGTTCAGCGACATCCAGCTCGAGGCAGGTCAGGTGCTGGCGATCTGGGCGCAGTCGGGCGAGCTCGCGGGCAGGATACCGCAGCTCGTCAAGCAGTACTACGCTGCGGTCGATCAGAGGAACACACGCGATGGGGTGAACATCCCGCCCTCGAAGGCTGAGTTCTTCGAGTGGGTGAAGCCCGCGTACCGGGCCGATCCGCGCGTGCAGGCCGCGATCCAGCAACTGCGTCAGAGCGAGTCCGCGAAGGAACGTGAACGCATCCGGCTCGAGGTGCAGGCAGAGTTCGAGAGAAAGCAGGCAGAAGCCGCGACCGCCGCTACCCAGCGCCGGAGCGCCCTGCCCCCGACCTCGCGGGCGCTGCCACCGCAACAGTCCACTACGCCAGCTCCGGCCCCGGCACAACCGGCTGCGCCGAAGCCTGGCTCACATCGACGGGACGCACGGCAGCGTGCGGGCGAGATCGCCCAGCGTTACGCGCGTCCGCAGCAATAGGGGGTAGGTCATGGCCTACGGGTCACAACAGGCCAACCTCGACGCCGTCGCCAACATCCAGGGGCTCGTCCACGAGATTTTCACGGGCGAAGTCATCCCAGGTGTCAGGTGGGAGTCGATCACGGCCCAGATGTACATGAACGCACCGGAAGGTTCCTACCGTTACGACGGCGAGAGCCTGAACGGCGCGACCGATCTGCTCAGACCGAGCGGCGGTCAGGGTACCAGCGGGCAGCTGCCCGACCACGTCCACAACGACGCGGCCAACTGGCAGACCACGCCCGCACAGCTCTACGTGCGGCGCGCGATCAACAACTTCGTCGCCGCGAAAGCGGTCCTCGGGCCTGGCAGCTTCGCCGACCTCGGTCAGCGACTGCTCGACCAGATGTGGGGCGCGTTCAGGCTGATGAAGATCAGGCACGCGATCGGTGGCGTGGACGCGATCCTCTGTGAGGTCGCATCACGCACGAGCACGACCGTATGGACCGCGCAGGACGGGTACGGCCACACGGGCATGGACGGCGGCATCATGCTCGACGAGGAGATGGTGATCACTCACCACTCGACAGATGGCGGAGTGGCGGAAGGCGCCGGCATCATCTCGAGCATCGCGTACTCCGGTACGACGGTGACCGTGACGATGGTCGCCGACTGGGAACAGACCGCGGCAGTAGCGGCGAACGACATCGTGTGCGCCGCGACAACCGACGATCCGACCGCTGACTACTTCGTCAGCGAGAACAACCTCGGCGCGAACGGCCAGACGCAGGTCGTGGATCTGGCCGGTGCGCTCACGACCGTGTTCGGCGTGTCGCAGTCGACGTTCCCGCGCTGGAAGCCAGTGCGGATCGCGTCAAGCACGTTCGACCACATCGAGGTCACCGAGTTCCTGAGGAAGCTCGCGGCGAAATCGACCTACCCGGTCACGCCGCAGAGCCACACGCTCGTGTGCGGTGGGGCAACCTACGCCACGCTCGCACGCACGCTCACCGGCTTCCAGCAGCAGATGAGCCTCGGCAAGACCTTCGAGGGCGGCTACCAAGCCGTCAGGATCGCCGACTACGACATCGCGGTCGACGATTTCCAGGTACATGACGCGCTCGTCGCGTACTGCACGGAAGACCTGTACCACGTCAACCTCGTCGAAGCTGGCTACTTCGAGGAAGACGGGTCGATGTACCAGCGCATCGCCGACTTCGACGGCAAGGAATGGTTCGTCAGGTCCTACGAAAACAACTTCTCACCATCGAGGAACAGGATGGGGGCCATAACTGGTATCACGCATACGGTTACGGCAGCGGATTACAGTCCCACCCCTAACTACTAATAGCGATGAACCTAACGCACCACCCGGGGTACTTACCACTGTGGGCCTACTCACAGTTGGAGGTGTCTCATGGAGCGTTGGGTTCCGGTAGAGGGTTGGCCGTACGAGGTAAGCGACATGGGGCGGGTGCGACGGTCGACACCTGGCCGAAGCACCCGTCCCGGCCGCGTTCTCAAACCGAATTGGGCGACGCCGTATCCGTCCGTTCGGTTCTGCGCTGGGACAAGGCAGAGGAGTTTTTTGGTGCATCGACTCGTGCTAGAAGCGTTTGTGCCTCGCGTGCGAGGCAAGCGCTACGCCAATCACAAGAACGGAGACAAGCGCGACAGTCGCGCCGTGAATCTGGAGTGGGTGACGCATTCAGAGAACCAACTTCATGCGTTCAATACGGGACTTGCTCCGGTCGGCGAGCGGCATGGCAACGCCAAGCTCACGGAGGCGCAGGTCCGCGAGATCATCACTCGCGTTCGTGCGGGCGAGAGTCAGAGGTCGGTAGCCAAAGACTACGGGATCAAGCATCCAGCCGTCTCAAACATCATGAACGGCAAGAGTTGGAAACGTACAATCGGGAGCGTGTGAATCGTGCTCCCCGTATAACTTCGAGCCCGAGGCCCTCCGGGGACCTCAGGTAAGGGAAAAACGCAATGAGGACTGTAGCGAGACTTCGCCAAGAGCCACTGACGGCTTTCGGGCTTCCGGTGCTCGGCGGCGCGATCGTACCGACCACGGGACAGCACTGGTGGGTCGACCCGAACGCGGCACTGCACACTCCGAAGTACAGCTTCGGACATGGCCGTTCGCAGGACTACCCGCTCTCGACGCTGGCGGCTGCACTATCAGCGTCGCAGACGGGTGACGTGATCCTGATCCACGGCAACATCCGTGAGGAGGTCACGCAGTCGAACCTCAAGTTCGACCAGAAGATCGTCGGGGTCGGCGGTCAGCATCACCCCGACCAACCAACCTCGAGCTACCATCCGGGCGCGAGCGCTATCAGGCCACCGTCCTCTCCGACGGCCACGACGGCGCTCGTGACGGTACGTGGTAGGGGCACGGAGTTCCACAACATCATGTTCGATTGCCCGGTCGACGACGCGGCGATCGACCTAGTGCGGAACGCGCTCTCGGACGAGAGCGAGTACGACTCCTCACATGCGATCATCGAGAACTGCCGGTTCACGGACGGCCTGATCGGCATCAAGAATGACGGTGGCGCGTCGTTCGTGCGTGTAGGCAACAGCCGCTTCCAGCGGCTGACCGAGAGCGGTGGCGCTGGCATCAAGTGCACTTCGACCGGCGTTGCGGTTCCGTTGAACTGGGTGATCGGACCATTCAATCACTTCCACAACAACGCGAGCCACATCCTCTCGTCGATGAGCTACTCGACGATCCATGACAACATCTTCGGGCGGTTCACGGCGACGCTGTCGATCGACATCGACGATCAGCCGAGTCCAAACCAAGGCGAGTACAACGTCATCACTCGCAATCACCTGTCTGGTACGTACGGTGCGACGGCGTATCCTCCGGGCTCGAACAACGAGTGGGGCGGCAACTTCAACTCGCTATCGGGCGGTGTGACGGCCGCGGACCCGGTCTAGTAGGGCACGACGCGATGCTCGGGTTGAATCAGCGGGTGCGGGTCGCTCGGGGTCGACCGACTACCGGGCGGCCTGTGCCCGTCGATTACGCAGAAGCTGTCGAGAAGTGGGCACGCGAGCACGGCGGGCACGCGAAGCTCAAGTGGCTGCCTAGCCCGATGAACTGCTGGGCGGTGATCTTGTCGTACAAGGTCGGCGATCCGCGAGCGATGGATCAGCAGAGCGAGGGCGAGCCCGTATTGCTCCACGACTACTGGCCCGCCTCGCGGTGGGAGAAGGAAGCACCGAGCAGGGCACGCAGGCACCAAAAGACGGGCGCCATCGTGCACGGCTACTACGCCTACGAGTTGGACGAGCTCGGCGTGGAGGGCATCATCCAGCGGCTCGACCGAGGCAATATGCTCTCAGGTCGCGGCGAGTTCGGAACGAAGACCCCGGAGCAGGTAGGGCTCGGCCAAGTCGAGAAGCATAAGACGACGCAGGCACGGCGACTCGAGACCGCGCGTGACGATGCCGGCGCGCGGGCACGCGACATCAGGCGCAGGACCTACAAGATCCCGTTCCTCAGGGTCGGGATCTCGTTCGGGAGGGACGGCACGATCCAAAGGCAGGACAACCAAGGGAGTGACGCATGAAGCATGGCGCAGCGGTACTGGATGCTCCGACGCTACCCGCGATGGAGCTGATTCCACCCCGCGAGGCGGACGTCGAGGGCGTGTTCAAGCAGCCCGGCAGCGCGCACCACAACCGCATCATCTACACCGAGACGGAACTCGATCTCGAGGCCACGAAAGCGTCCGCGAAGGTCAAGCTCGACGCGAACGGCAACGAGGTGTGGAAGAAGAACCCGAACACGGGCGAGGCGATCTACCCGATCCTCGTCAAAACGCCCGTCTACCGGCAGCGGCGCTACGTGCTCTGGGGCGACGATCGCAACCGGCACGTCAAGAAGGTCTACCACTTCGAGATGACGGCCCAGGAACTGGCCGAGGTGAAGCAGAAGGAAGCCGAGGCGACGTTCTTCCGCGACTTCGTGGCCGAGGCCGCGAAGGCCGGCCTCACGGCGGCCCAGGTGATCGCGAAGATCAAGGCCGACATCCTCGGGCCCGGCGAGCAGGACGTCGAGTTGTCGGTGACGGAGGAAGTCGTGGCGGCCGAGATGGCGAAGCTCGACAGCGACATGATCGAGCGGCCAGAGGCAGAGGACGAGAACGTGGGCATCGGCGAGGACGACGAGACGCCCGTGATCCACAACGTGCCGGTCAGGTCGCCCTCCCAGCGGAGACGTAAGGGCAAGGCCTAGTGAGCCAACTGACCGATAGGGCGTCAGCCCTTCGTGAGTTCTTCAGGCTCGTCAACGCGGATGCGTCCGACGACGACCTGATCGAGCACGATTCGACCACGCTCGAGGGCGCCTACGAGGCGCTCGACGTCGGTCTCAAGCGTGCCCAGCTCTACCTGATGGGGATCGGTCAGGGCGAAATCTGGCTCGCGACGGGCTCGACGCTCACGGTCAGCGGGACGGACCCGGACAGGTACTCGGCGCTGCCGTCCGATTTCCTGAGGCTGAACTCCGATCCCGAGCAGCACCAAAGCGGGCTCGTCTATCCCACGGGGCTGCCGTGGGGCAGGGAGATCACGGCTGACGAGCGGAGACGCGTCACGGGCAACTTCTACTGGGTCGAATGGGACATCACGACCCAACTCGCTCGGATCAGATACGCGCGCGGGGCCGCCGTGCCGTCCACGATCAAGCCTGAGTACTTCAAGAACGCGACGACGCTCGCTGACTCGACCGCGATGGACATCAGGCCAGACGACCGGAATCTCGTGCCGGCGTTCGCGGCAGAGTACGCGATGAACCAGTCATGGTTCGCGGGCGGCGACGAGCAGCGCCAAGCGATCACGCGCAACCTCGCGAGCTGCCAGCGCGAGAGCTTCCGGCGCGGCCGGCTCACAAGACGGCGGCGACAGGTCGCGACGAGCCCGGCTCGTGGGAGCTGGATCGTCTGATGTATCCGCAGCCCGTGCTCACGCTCACGATGCTGCCGCTGACCGGCAAGGACCGGAGGCGGCACGTCTATCTGAGCCAGTCCGGATACGACTCGCTCACGAGCCTCTGCGCTGGCGCCGCTGTCACGGGACCGGCCGGCCCAACAGGTCCAGAGGGACCAGCCGGAGTGAGTGTTACCGTCA